TATTAGTTGGAGTATCTGTTATTGTTGGTGTAGGCGTTTGTGATGGTGTCTCAGTTGGAGACGCAGTTATTGACGGTGTTGGTGTATTTGTCTGAGTTTGAGATGGAGTTATTGATGGTGTTGGAGTATTTGTTTCTGTCGGTGTTTGAGTTATTGTTGGTGTTTGTGATGGTGTCTCAGTTGGAGACGCAGTTATTGATGGTGTTGGTGAGTCTGTAACAGTAGGTGTGTTAGTTGGTGTCTGTGTTGGTGTTTGTGTTGCCGTTACAGTTGGAGACGCAGTTATTGATGGTGTTGGTGTATTTGTTTCAGTTGGAGTCGGTGTTGTTGTTGGCGTAGGTGTTGCTGCTGGTGGTGTTGATGTAGGTGTATTTGTTGGAGTCTGAGTAGGAGTCTCGGATGGTGAAGCCGTAATACTTGGAGTTATGGTTGATGTTGGTGTCTGTGAAGGAGTTTCGGTCGGCGATGAAGTTATTGATGGTGTAGGTGTAGGGGTTGGAGCTGCAGGAGTAGGGGTTGGTGTAGGAGTTACACATTCTAATGTAACAACAACACCATTGAACATTTCTGTCCTTGTGTATCCTGAACCGAATAATGATGCGTCAACATAGATACTGAATGGTCCTAAAGCATTCGAATTTTGTGCTAATCTGACTATATACGTTGTACAACCTGTAACGGTTAACTGTTGTTCTATCTCTGTATTACAACCAGGAGCGTTGTTTTCGACTAAAATTGAATGAAGGGCCATCCGCAGTTTTTTTTAATAAATACCGCAATTCTTTATTTGATTTTATTTATTATTAAAAAACTTTTACTAAGCAAGAACAACTCCGCAAGATGGGTCTGTAATATTGAGCGAAACACCACAAGATGGGTCTTGAATATCTAAAGATACCGCACAGTTTGCCTCTTGAATATCGATATTTACAACACAAGATGCCAATTCGATTGTAATATAAAATGTACAACCAAACGTACAATCCAATATTTTTATAGCTTCGCAGTTATTTGCGTCAACCAATTTCAACATTATTTCAGGTGCGGTCTGAAAAACTGAAGGAATAACGGTGTTATAGTATATTATTGGAGGTACAGTAGTTCCTGTTGAGATAGTACCAAGCAGTGTTTGATTGTTTCCATATATGTCTGATATGTAAACACTAATAGGGTATGTTCCCCCCGTAATTTCTGTAAGTCTTACCTGTACCATTACGTCAAACACATTATATCGTACTCAATAACAAGTTCCACAACTATTTCTTGCCCGTCAAGTGAATTACTTGCAGGGTTTGTTGCAATTGTTATCTGATTATTTATTTGGTCAATTGATACACTCAAGATTCCAGGTATGGAAAGCAATAACTGTTTTATTGTGTCGTACCATAAATTATCCGATGGAGGATTGTTGAGTGTAGTTGTTGTAAAGAACGTGCTCTGTGCATTTATACCTATTGGACGTGCTGAAACTTTAGCAATGAATTGAGCAGAAATTAAACTACAATTTGTATTTCCTGAAGTTAAATCAACATATCCTTCATTCAACATTTGTAAAAGACCAAATTTAGAAGGTGACTGAATATTGAAAATTTCCTCACCCATAACATAACATTGATACGAAGTATAATTTGTATTACATGTTATTGTTGTTGACCTATTCAAACTGCATCCAACACTATCAACCACTGAAAGTGAATATGTTCCCGCAGTCAACCCTGATACTTGAATCTGTTGAGGATTTGATGCAACATTATTTGACCAATTGAATGTAAAAGGTGGTGTACCCGAAGTTATAAAAGCGGTAATTTGTCCACTGTCTCCATTTCCACAACTAACACTATAAAGACTAAAATCAAGAAAATCACCCTTAGGTACAAAAATTGTTTGAGTTTGTTTACATCCTGTAGCGTCTGTAACTGTAACAACATGGTTACCTGAAGCTAAATTATTGAATGTTACTGCAGTTAAGTTAGTATCAATAATATTTTGTATTCCATCGACAGAATAATCCAAAGGGAGTGTATATCCTGTGGTAGTTGTTATATAAACACTACCGTTGTTTTGATTACAAGTTGTCCCTGTGATTGTTGTGTCTATTGTAAACTTATCTGTAGCTAAAATGATAATTTCTCTTGAAAAAACACATCCTGTTGAGTCTTCAACAAAAACAGAATAAGTTCCAGCCGATAAGTTTGGAAAAACTTCAATCTGTTGGTTGCCCACCACAACATCTTGTTCCCCAAATTGATTCACCACTGTGTAAGTGTAAGGAGATTGACCTCCCAAAACTGTTACAGTTATCTCACCGTCATTTGTTGAACAAAATGAATTTGTTCCAACGATGTTGACTGAACTCATTCCATTTGGTTGAGATAGAGTAGTACCTGTTATAATTTGGCAAAGTCCTGCGTCGGTAACTTGGAATTGGTAGTCACCTGCAGATAATCCCGATATTGTATATTGTTGAGCGTAAGAAATAAGAACCGCACCTGTTGAAGCGGAATAATAATATGGAGCGCTTCCACCTGTTAAAGTTAGAGTTATTGAACCATCACTTTGGAAACAAGTAGGATTTGTTATTCCTGTGAAGAATGCCCCCATTGGGTCTACATTTATTACTGTCGCTTCTTTTGTTGTAATACATCCAAAACCATCCGTAACTTGTACGGAATAAGAAGCCGCAGTCAATCCTGTCGCTGTAGAACCTGTTTGTCCGTTTGACCACAAATATGTAAAAGGTTGTTGCCCCGTAAGACCTGTAATCATTATCTTACCAATCGGGGTTCCACCACAACTTGAGTTTGGTACTGAATATAATCCGTAGTTTGTTATTGTTGATTGTTCAACTATAAAAGTTTGACTAGTTCCCGAACAACCCCCCAAATCTTCGACAGTTAGATAATAGGTTCCAGCCGACAAGTTTGTGAAAACAACGTTAGTTTGATTCGTGGTGGCAGAATTTATAAAAGTTCCATCACCTGAATAAATAAAAAAGTCTGCCGATGAATACACCGTGGTCGATGTTCCTGTTACTGACCCATTATCTAAACCACAGGTTGTATTATTGACGGAAACAACACTACAACAAGTACCACTTGATATTGGTATATTGAGATTGAAACTAAGGTTTGTAGGTAACGTACTATCATTAACTGTTAATTGAACTGTTTGTGAAAATAAGCCTGGTCTTGTGTAAGGTACATTTTCGCCAACTGTTTCAGAGGCTTGAATTGGACTTACAAATTGAATTGTATATGGTGGTACCGCTCCCGAGAATGAAATTTGGTATGCACCAGTTCCTAATCCTTGGCAATCCCCACTAACCGATAAATTATATGCAAATGATGCCATATTTTATTAACAATTTATACTAATATCCATACAGACATTAAGTTTCACAGATTTATTCAAGTTTGTTGGCGTACAAGTCATGTTTGTAATAGTCAAGTTATTACCATTAAGAAAATATGTAAATCCAAATGGGTAAAGTGCGGGTAAATTTTGTATAAGAGCGTTTCTCCAATTTGAATTTGTAGGAACGTCAGTAAAACCATAACCAGTATAGAACGGTTTTTTGATGATTTGGTTATTTCCTATAATCAAATCAACATACCATACGGTTTGAACAGAGCTTTGAATACAATTATTTAATGTTAACCCTTGTTCTGCTAACATTATATTGAGTCTGTTTGCCAGAATTGATTGGAAGTTTGAAACACTTCTATCTCCATTCAACCAAGCGTATATATTGAAGTCCGTGTATTCTGTTTGGCATGTATAATCGAATATATTTGTGATAATAAAACACGGTTCAACTGGAACTGGTATAAATTGGCATCCTCTTTGTCTTCTATATACAAATTTTTGTTTTTGAAGCACTGAGTTTTCAAGTCTTGTACCTGTATTCCATATTGTTGTGGCTGGAATCATTTGTTCAACAAGTTTCATCCAATATGGTCCCATTCCATTTATATAATCAATCAATTTTTGATATGTATATTTGTTATTTGGGATACCAACCGTCTGTTCGGATTCGATATACTTCCACCATATAGATTGTAGTGTTGGATACCCTCCTGTTTTACCATCAGTTATGTATTGTCTGTTCCTCACATTAATCATATTCTCCCAAAATGTCTGATAGAATTCAAAAAAAGTTTTCTTTTTTGGTTCGGGATTAACAAAAGTAGAGTCAACACCTCCAGGTACGGGATAACCAATTGTTAAACCCGATTCAGGTATAGGGTAATCATATCTAACCGAAGAGTCCCAAACATCATACACAAGACCTTGGGCAGGATTCAAAAACAAATCAATATTTTTAACATTCAGAACTAATTTTTCATTATCTGCATAGTAATAAGCATTGAAATTTGCATCTTTGGACACTCTTATTTTGTCGTCTTCCTCAAGCCATGATTTGTTATTATCAACTACTTTCTTCAACTTGAATCCTTCAGTCATATATGGAAAACTTCTAAACCTGTTAAGGTATTGTTGTCCGTATGTGAATGGTTGGAGTTGGGTTTGTATATCGTAGTTTTGCCCAGTGTAAACTTGTCCTGTTAATTGTACTTCGTCAGGGCTCCTATGTGAAGGTGTGGTTTCATACCACCCCGCCCCTAATTGGAAAAAGTAATCTTCAGTATTTCTAGGGGCTTTTGGATAACCTTCAAAGTCAATCGGATAATCATCAAGCTCAATTTGAACATCTTCATAAGTGTCCTCAGTTGTAAATGCACTAAATGTTTTCCCTTTTATTTTATACGTCGAATTGGGTAAAAAGGCTGGAGTAGATTGAACATACGTACCTCCCGATATTTTAGCATATTGTGCTTCAAATTGGTCAATGTTAATTTTTTGGTCAGCTAAATAAATGTGTTCGTTGAATTCTATCAAAGATTCAGGAGCCCCAATTAACCTCATCATGAATTCAACAGACCTCCTAGTCCCTTTAGATTTGAATAGATATGCCGAATTCAAAATTAAATTTCTATAAAAAGCATAATTCAATTCAGTAGGGGTAAGGGCTCTCGCATATCCTGGATAAGTTGGGGTTTGAGTATTACCAAATACCGAGTCTAAAAAATCTATATCCGTAATTGGAGAAAAGTTTGCAGTCCATCCAAGAGTTTGTGCTAAGTTTACAAGTAGTTGTGATGGTATATCATTTCCAACATTATAGTTTACAGAATTCATAAACGCCAAAGAGTCGATGAATTGTTTTACTTCATCAAAACTTCTTCCGTAGATTTGAAAAATTTTCTCAACTTTTCTATCCAAGGTATCAAACTCCTTTAGAGACGCTGAAATTAAAAATCTCGAGATTAGATTTGTCTTATACGAATCCAAATCTTCGGCTATCGCACCTAATTGTGTTAAGTAGTCTTCAAATAAGAAAGAACGTATGTCTAAGTTCCAAGGACCGTCCTTTGGCCAAGTTACGGACTGATTATCTGTATAGTATTGACCATCAGCATTTTGTCTTGGTATTTGAAACACTGAGGTATATTCAGGCTGAATTAACCTGTTCATCAAAAACTTCTCAACCTCATCTAAAGACTCCGCAAATATCTTATCAACAACGAAATCATTCGGTCTTATTTGGTATTCCGCCAAGAATGTTGTTGCCGATTTACCAAAAGGTGCACCTGAAACAGTAAAAGACACATTACCTGAAGATAGTGTCTGAGACGGGGTGAAAGAAACCACTTTGAAAATATCATCGTTATATGCAATACAATAATCCAAATAGGTGTTATATAAATTTCTATAAGGTGAAACCGCAATTTCTCTCAAATTCAAATTTGTTGCCGCACTTACAGAATAATCTATATCGAAAGGGTTTTTAATCCTATCTACATTTATATCAAAACTTGTTTCATCATACACTGGGTCATAAACAATGTTTTCCGCTGTATATCCAGTATAGAATTCTGAGTTCAAAAATTGAACGTCCAATGATGCTGGAAAAACATTTATAATATGAGAAATCGATACTTGGAATCTTTTTGATAATGAACCATATAATGAAAAATTCATTACTTGAGAAACGTCGAAGTTTGGATATACTCTAAATTGAGTTGCCATTATTCTACGGCTCTCAAATACATTATCAATATCCAATTGACTTAAATCTATTGGTTCTGAAAATGCTCCGACATTAAATCTTCTATTAACTTTTTCAACAACTGCGGTAGTAAATTCGAAGTTTCCTTGCGTAAGACCTCCCCCCTCTACTGTTTGTAATCCTACGATGTTATCAGAGAAGGTTGCCGCTCCACTACCTGGTCTCGGTGGATAGAAATACTTCGTTTTTCTTATTGTTGTTGCCATTAACTAGTAATTGATGTAAAGTTTTTACTGAAATCGATATTATCACCTCTGTTCTGTCTAACCTCATACAATAAAGCATTAAATTGGTCTCTAACCTCATACAAGTTGTATTGTCTGAATATATTGTTTTGACTATCGTAGATAGTGTAGATACCATCATCAATAGACTTAGTCTGATTACCATAAAGAGCAATTGCAAGTGTTGATATATCGTATTCGACCATTTCGATTTCCAATGTTACAGGATTGAAATAGGTGTTAGATATAAGAATATCTTGGTCAGGTTGTCCGATAAATGGTGTTGCGTTTGGTTTATTAGTTGGAGAAGAAGAAGGTGATACAGTTAGAAATAACAAGTTAGAATCCCCTTCAACATATCTATATCTAATAGCTTTTTGTGTGGTATTAACCTCATTAGTTGTTACTGGCTCACAAAAAAAACAAGATGTTACAACTCTAAAAAAGTTTGGTATTTTGGAACCGTCAGAATTTAAGTATTCAATTCTAAATCCTACTAACCCCTGTGGAACAAATTTATTTTGAAATTGTGGGTCAACATTACTCAAATCAATAACAATTCCTTTTACGTTTGGGAGAGCAGCTAACACACCACAATCTGTTATCACAGTACGAATTTGCGCAGGTCTTAAATAAAGAGTATAAATTCCCAAGGCGTTAAATTGGTTTGCAGGTAAAGTCAAATTATATAACCCTCCGATGACCTCAACGCCAGCGTTTCCACCCGTTTCAGTATTTTCAAAATACGGTCTCAAAAGACTTTGAGCATCAAGTTTAGTTAACACAAAAGAATCTGTTGCATCTCTTGTGGGTGTGTAATTCATGATTATCTCAACATCTGCTGGTGAAACATCACTCGGTCTTATTGTTCCATATGAACCTATTGCCATACAAGTTTAATTTTCTATAAATAGTTTATGAGCCTTTTTCTACGACATTAAAAAATCCGTAACCATAGTTTATCATGTCTCCCAAATTGTCCACTTCACCCAACCTTTGAACTCTTTCATAAGCACTGTTTTTTCCTCTCTCCACAAAGACGTTGGTTAATATCTTCGGTTGGTCCATAACCTTTAATAAGGTTTCATTTTTGGTGATTGGTTCTGCAGTTAGATTGTTTGGTGTAAAACCTGATGATGGTTGATAAAAAATTGTTATTCCATCTTTATAATCAATATAGTTAGAATCTTGAATAGTGTATGCTGTAAATCCATTACCTATGTTTGTAATTGAACCCCACAATACTCCATTATTAATAATTGGTAAATTTATTCTTTGAGCTGGTGTGAGCGTCCCATAAGGTTTAAGTTCGGTTAATCTTGACCTTGTGAGACCTGTAACAGTGAATGGTACAGTAACATAATCTGAAGAAATTTGTGCAGAGACTTCGTTCACTGCATCCCCTGAAAATATATAATCATAAGACACAGGGGTTCCAATCCACTTACCAAAAGATGGTGCAAAAAAACACTCTCCTTTCGGATTAGGTGGATTCACAATTTTATAAGGAACTGTGATTGTTTTAACAACAGTATTAACACCCCATGGATTGATTTGTTCCAAAGTTATTTTATAACTTTTCGATGTTCCAATTGGTGGTGTTGGGTAAGTGTGGTTGATTGAGTTTGGAGTATAAGTAGTAATTGTTTGTTTTGGTGAGTTGTCTCCCCAATCTACTCTATACGATGATAGGGCCAAGTAATTAGCAAATTGTTCGGATGTGTTATAAACATAATAAGTCATCGGGCTTCCTGTAGTCGCAGAAAAAAGAAAACTCGTCACAGTATCCTTTTGATGTATTGCCCCATCAAATGGTGAATAATACCCCGCGTCTACCGCACTTTGTCTAAGTAGGATTGGTATTGAAACTTTTTTCAATAGTGAAGACCCGCCAGGTCCTGAACTAACCACCTTAGTCATAGCAGAATACACACCCACAGATAATCCACTATAGTTTACAACCGCCAAATCACCTCTTACATTCTCGGGCGATATAATATATTTGTAGTAATCTTGTATCATGGATTAATATATTCAAACCATTTTATAGGTATATTTGTACCTAACCTTTGACCAAAAGTATTGTAAACTTGATATGTCTGAGTTGGGTAATCAAGTTGTACGGTGTAATAAAAATATTGTGTATTATCAAAGGTTGTTCTCTCTCCCGTAGACATACAAGCTTGGGGACCTAAAGTCTTGTCGGGATTAAGATATGTTGGCCATTGTTGTTGGCAGGGAGCAGTAGCACTTGTTGGGTCCCAACCTCTACCAGTCATCATCTTTGTAAATTTGCCCGTCCTTGCATTGTAGAACTTAGCAGACATATAAAATGTAGATATGTTGAGAAAGTTCCTTTTTTTCAACCAATAAATAAAAAATCCTTCTTTGTCTCCATTGAAATCTAATACAAACTCTGGTTTATGAACTGAAACCAATGTTCTTTGCATTTGGGCATCCATCTTTAGTCCCTGTTGTGTTGGGATTATTATTGTAACATAGTTTGTTTGTCTTTTCTCATCAGGAGTATCATACAAATCCAACTTGAAAAAAGAATTGGTGAATGAATTTGTGTAGTAATATAAATCTTGTGGTGAAAACCCTTCTCCCAAATAATTTATTTGCCAATTATTTATATCGTTAATTGACCCTCCCGAATAAAAATAAAACTCGTAGTTTACAAATGTTGCTTCCGATTGTCCTGGCACCGACTGAGAATTACCGTTACCAATCTGACCTGTAGTTGTATTAATATAAATTGAAGGGCTATTATGGGGAGCGTGCGAAAATCTTGAAACTTCGAAGTCTCTACCTTTTCCAATTACTTCTTCAATAATTTTTGTTTCATATTCGTCTATTGCATCGTCCAATCCAAGATAATCCCACGTAAGTTCTATGGGAATATTAATTTGTTTTGAAACTCCTCCTTGTCGTAATATTTGAAATTTATTCACATCCATCTATCAAAGGTTTAAATGTTACATCAGTCTCTCCAAGTAGAGCTTCGTTATAATTAACACCTTCAGGTATTAATCTAAATACCGCATCTGTAAATGGGTATTGGGCTGTGTTGAAAAATGGATAGTCTACACCTCTATTCTGCTCATCTATGAATCCATAAGTATACAAATCTCTCCATCTAAATTCTTGGTCTTGCGTTGAGTAATAAGCCCAACTTGGTACCCCATCAACTGTTCCAACGTCTCCAGTTTCAACATAATCTGAAAAGACTCTGATAATCATCTGTGTATGAGGTTTGTAGTAGAAACCAGGTGAATTTGTGTCCGTTGTATTTGTAGTTTGAAAAACGTTTTGATTATATTTTATCTTGTGGTAAAAAGGGGAAACTACTCTTTCGACTTGTGTATAATCATTCCATTCACAAAAATCTCCATCTATTAAATCTCCTTTTTTCAGGTCATCATTATAATAAAAAGTTTTAGTGACCCCACTCGTTTTTGTATATGCCGATGTTCGTATATTGGTATTAGAATTTATATTATTTAAATCCCACCAAGGATTTACCTTTTTGGATAAATTAAACTCCCATCCTTGTTTAAGACCAATATTGTTATTTGGTTGGTTGAAATAACCCGAATAACCTTTATTGATAATTGAAAGATTAAGTTGACTTAATGGTCTGTTGTGGTTGTCTCTTATTCCTGCCAAATCCAAATCATATGCAACTGAAAATGAATACGCATTACTACTTGTCTTTTGTGTAACTCGAGATAGGTTGTTTGGTGTTAAAGAACTGAATTGATATTTTTTTTCTTCGTTGAAAACATTCTTTTCGAATCCTGCCTTAGTTACAATGATGTCTTCTATATTTGTTAATACTTTTAACTTTTTTACATAATATTTCGACGTTGTTTCTAGTATGTTATCAGGATTTATTATACGTTTGAAAGTTCCTCTTGTTCCATTGTTAAATGTATTTCCAGTATATCCAACATTGAGAACATTGAAAACATATTCATCACTGTTTACAAGTCCATTACCTAGAGAATAAACCTGGAATATATTATTATTTCTATAACTAAAAGATAATTGTACATATTCGTTAGGTATAACTCCGTGTGGCGCAATACAATTAAAAGTGATAAGATTATTACCGTTAGTTTCAGTGTTTGTAATTTCGAAAGGTATTCCATCTCCAGCGACCCAATTTATGGGTGTAGTATTTGAATAATACGTTAATTGTTTGTTGAATTGGTTTTCATAATCATATGTAATATAATACATCCAATTATAAGTCATCGCACTTTTGGCTTTATATGAAAAGTGTTGGTCTTGTACATCGGGTCTAAAAAAATCAAACTCATAGAATTGCGGATAACCTTTCCATAAACCTGATACTACTGAATTTTCATTATCTATCAAATAAAGATTATTTCTGAAAGGAATGTAACCTGTAGTTCCTGTATAGGTATTAGCATATAGATAACTTATTTTGAATGTTGGTCTAAATACCGTACAACTTTGTCTTTCGTCATCATAAACTTGAGCAAGACTCAAGGTTTGACTTCTATCGTACTCGGTAAGTTCTTGTTGTTTTGAATTTAAACTCAAGGAGATTTGCTCATCCAAAAATGGTGCACTCTTGTATCTGAGATTACTCGGAACTATCGTGTAATTATTCATCTATCGAATACTTTGTTTTGAATTTATCGAGTGCTGTCTCTCCCTTTATAACACCAAAATAAAACTGATAAGGGGCTCCCACCATGAACATAGTTGAAAAAGTCCCTGCCTGTGCTTGATAAACAGCATAGTTTTGATTTTGGTCAACTGCAAATATGTATCCTCTTTGGTATATGTCTCCAACGTTGTTATATCCACTATTAAAATATGCTGGTGAAGCTGTAAATCTTCTACTTAGAGCTTGGTATCTGTATGATATAATTCCATTTCCAATATCTGTTTTCCAATCGTTACCCTCTGAACCGAAGACTCCTCCTGTTGAACCACTAAGTCCCCATTGGTAGAAAGGAACCTTTTGAGATTTCAACTCAAATGGATAGGTTATTGCATTTATATTATTTGTTGGTCTGAAATCTATTAATCCTGGTGAAACAAAATCTTTATTTTGTAGGTCTTCAGTTGTAGAAGAAAAGAAAACACCTATTGCTGGATTTCCAGCGGTACCTGCCACAACAACTGGTTGTCCAACCTGTCCTGTTATTGCATAATATTCGGGTGAAAATGGTATAACACCATACTCTGAATTAATCGACATTGCTTGAGCCAAGTCACCATCTATTCTCTTTTGAGGTCTTGAAAAAAGTTGATTTAGATTATTGTTTGGGTTAAATCCAGCAAACAATCTTCTCAAAAAGGTTTCATCTGTAATCCTTGAAATCACAAATAAGTTAACCAAATCAGAAGTATCTGAATATGTTGTAGGATTCAGTGACTTCATAATATATGCTCTTGCGGATGGGTCAAATATAATTTCTTGATAAAATGAATCTTTATACCCCAAGTTGATAATGGTTGTAGGAAACAAAAGATTCCTTTTATTTACTGGTTCTCTAAGAAAATAAGGTACGTTTGGTGTAAGAGGTCTTGATTGACCTGTAAGTGGTCTACCGATAAATTGTCCATTTAAAACTGTGCCTTCCCACGGGGAGCTTCTGTAATAGAAATTATTTGTTTTTGAATCAAAATAAACAAGCTCTTTTGCAAATATTGGCGGCTTGGGTTTATTTTGTTTATCATAAAAGGTATCTACTTGAATTGGGAACGCATAAAGAGTTCCATTAATCCAATTATTTGTAAATGTTTGAGCTAAAACTCCTCTACATAATCCGTAAAAAAATCTAAATCTGAAACCCCACTCGGACCATGTTTTCAAGTCTCTACCCAAGTCTAATAAAGGTCTTACCATCATTACATAACATCCGTTTTCTACAGGGTCAGTTTCTTTACAAGTAACATTAATTCCAAATGTTGACCCGAAACCTGAATAGCACCCTAGTCCAACCATGTTTGAGCAGGTATTCAAACTTGTTAATACCTCATTTTCATAAAGTTGTCCTTCGATATCAGGGCTTACCATGTCCGCACCTGTATCATATCTTGCGGATGTGAAGTCCTCATAATCGGTATTCAAAATATAAGTTGCGAAACCCAAGTTTTTTTGTAACACTGCCGCGTTTTCATTTAAGTTCCACCCATTTCCGTCAAGTACATCTGAGGTTGGAAGACGGTCAGTCCTCATCACATTGTTGACCTTTGAAGACACGCTCAATGGGCTTGCCGTGAATGAACCATAAAGACTTGGCGAAAATACCCTATTATCAATTTGTGATGGTTTTTTAGCCCCTCCGCTAGTTCCAATCCAAAGTAAACCAACACCTGATAAATCTTCGGAATCATCATATTTATCTCCCGATTTTATGAAACTATAGGTTGAGCTTATAGAGTTACACACTAGCCCCTGTAATCCATCGAAGTTTTTATATGTTACAAAAAATCCATTATTAATAAAATTCCTATCAAATGCGCTATAGTATCCAACTTTTGATGTTGTATAGGCTGAAAATTGATTTCCTGCTTCCCAAAAATACGAAGGGTAAAAAATGTTATTTTGTATTCTATGGTTTTGTACAGATAAACCAGAAGAAATAGGTTGTATTGGAATATTAATTCTTGTTGAAGCGGTGATTACTAAATCATTTTCATTTGATAATCCGAAGATTTTTCCAATACCATATTTGTTATTGTATTTCGGTGAATAAGGGTCTACTCCTCTTTGAAATATAGTAATATATTGGTTTTCGAATCCTTCGAAATATTGAGGTAAACATCCGTAAGGTGATAACGATTCTTGACCCCAAGCCAACATATCTTTAATATTATAATATGTGGTCGTACATCCACTCAGTATTCCAACAAAAGTATTTGGGTTGGAAGTATTCCAAATTTTTATTGCATCGGAAACTGTTATAGCGGTAAGGACTTGAAAATATTCAACATCCATTGGATACTTGTAATTGTCTTCTGTGGTTCCCGTGTTCAAAAAATATTGAAGAGTTAAACCTTGGGTTTGTAAAGATGGATTACAATAAGTTACATTTATTGTTGAAGATGATGTAAATTTTGGAGTTCCACTTATCCCTGTAATGAAATTATCTCCAGTCTGCGCGGTATATGTATAGTTTACGTCTTGGGAAGACAGAGGATTTACAAAAGTAAAAAGTGTTCCAGATTCGATTTTATCTACTGTTAAAACAGTCAGTGTATTATCTAAATGACTTTTTCCGATATTACCAAGATGGTTGAAACTTACAGAAATTCTATTCAATCCTTCAAAGTATTTTGACCTTGCATTGAAAGTGTTAATCCTGTCTCCATAAGTCATGTCGGTGCTGTATGAAAAGACTTTCTTTGGAGTACCCAAAACTGTTGTTGTATCAGGTAGTCTGAGTTCTTGCGACTCTGGTGCTTTGTAGATGAAATTATCATTTTTAGGTTCAGCTCTTCCTGCTAAACTTTGACTGAATACTGTCGCTAAAACAGCTGCATCATCCTCCGAAGCGCCCACTATTGTCTTTGCCACCAATTTTTCATAATACAATCCAGGATTTGTTACTTGTGTTAATAAACTTGACCCATCGACTCCACCAGCTTCACTAGTGTTTTCTTCATCACAATCACAAGCTTGGCAATCAGGGTATTGAATCATCGGTATTTTAAACTTACCGAATCTATACTTGGTAATTTTTCTGAAGTTCCTGATACATACTATCGCCAAAACTAAATAAACAATACCTTTGAAAATGAATTGTGGTATCAATCCAATAGCAGGAAACGCGGTCGCCGCTGAAATAAATTCATATATCGATTGTCTGAATAAAAAGGCAATAATAAGGGCCAAGAAGGGTACCGCGAAATTATTCCAAAGGAATGCAATAAAGTGAAATACTACTAAAAGAGGTATACCAACAAGTTGTAAAACTTGTATTATAAGAGCGAACAAAAAATATAATAAATCGAAATTTCTAAATCCTTCATTTACAGGAAACTTATTCACAGTGCTCTCACACTCTTGGCTATCTATTTCTTTAATACCAATAAATCTTCCTTTAGCCCCATTCTTAAACTCATCAATAAAACTTGAAACAGTATACACTTTATTGAATATAAATTCATAAAATGAGTCCTCACAATTTATAACCTCATTCAATCTGTCTATTTGTTCTTGTCCACTAAAACCTTGTGTGTAACCTGACCAATCAAGACCAAAATAATAAGTACTATTTAATTTATCCTTCTGTGTTTGTGAAGCTTGTGATGCAATATTTGGGTCTTGGTTTTGATTATTCCATCCATATTCTTTAATATTCGGAATCAAATAGTATGGTCTTCTTGTTTGCTCGCTAAGTGTTGGTGGTTGTTGCCATTTTATTTTAAATCTATACCTACCTTTTGTTGGAATTCCAATTGTAGGGTCATTGGATAAAACTCTTTCTCCAAACTCGTTTGTTATAATATAATCCAAGTTCATGGGTAGTTCGGTCAACCACACTCCATTTCCATCTATTACATTTCCAGCTTGTTCGAGTTCATATTGTTCAAGTATAGGATTACCGTCTTTATCTTGTTGAATTGTTTGTCTTAATGCGAGAATTTGTCCAGGCCCTGTTGTTAGTTGGCACAAATTACCCATATTGTCTTTGGGTTTTGCGTTTCTTCTAACTCTCATTTGGTCTGTAGTTGATGCAAGAGACCCCATGAAAACTGCGGTGGGCTGAATATCTATATTTGCGTCGTCTCTCAAATCAAAGTCGACACGATTGATTGCAATTTGGCAGGTGTCGGGGTCGCCCCATAATGGAGAAACTTCAACGCTTTTTGTGAGGTTAACTATTTGAGGTAAAGAATTTAAATCAGTCGAGGTTCTAAATCTGTTACCAGCCACTTGTCCTTCTGTTGCTCTTCCTACTCTTATCAAATCTTGAGGTGTTAAAGAAAATTCACCAATATCTGATAAATCAACATCCATAACTAATTGTTGGGTACCAACAGGAACACCCATAATCATGTAGTCACCACTTTCGTTTGTCTTGGATGTGAATTTGTAGTATTTGTCGTAGATTTCTACTGCAGTAGCTCCAGTAAGCGCGTCAGTCCTAGTAGGTAATGTCCCCGAGGCTGCGTGTCCTGTATATGATGGCTCGTATGGTAATAGATTATATCTATATCCATCTTCATTCTTATCTGTTGGGGACTTGTACGGATAAATGCTTGAGATTACAGGATTTGATTCATCTACTTGGTCAACAGAAATGAAAACAGAAACTCTGGCGTTTGGTAATCCCAATCCATTATTTGCTGTAACTCTTCCTACAATTACCCCATAATCAGCACAAGCTCTTGTATAAACATCCGTTTGTTGGATGGTCAAAGACAAGATTTCTAAAAACTCAAAATCTTGGTCTAACTGGAGATTTAATGTTTTGTTTACACCTAATTCGGTTCTAATTCTGTAGGACTGACCCATCAAATTCTTTAATCAATAAATAGTTTAAGTGTAATTTTCCAAGGACATAATTACACATCATAAAAATAGGTCAAACTGACTTTAAATAAACTAATTAAGAAAAAGTAGTAGATTGAAAATTCTTTACAGTAACTCGTACATCTTTTGCAGGATATCTAATCTGGTAAACTTGTGAGGGTTGTGCAAAAATTGTATTATCAACAGGTTGAATTTGTTTTGTTTCAGGGTCTTCATACAACATAGATGTTTCAGCAGATGAATATTGACCTCCTACCTTATTAAAAACTTTAATTTCGGTTACAGATAAAACACCATTTTCATTCTGTACTAAACTACTCAATTCGGAGATGTTTACGTTCTGTCCAAGTTGTCTCACTTGTGGGTCCATGTAGGCAGAGATTCTATCAACAACGGAAGCAATAACCTGACCTGAATTTTGTGCGGAATCCAAGACAATAGAAATATCAAAACCTAAGTCAATTACCTCGGCTGAGAATATTGAAATATAATCATTCATCATTCTGTAGTTAGATAAATAAGTTGCAACATTTTGTCTCAACGTATTTGAGACCATATTGGTTAGTTTACCTGATGAGTCGTAGGAAAGAAGTTGAATCAATATCTTGTTGTCGTTTTCAGTTATTGAAACTTTCGCGGGTGCTCCATATTCAGAAGGCATCGTTCTAATTAAAGATTCATAGTCTCTTATGGTAACCGCTCTTTTTTGGGCTGCAAAATTATAAGTCACATAGTTTCTAACTTCCTCTACTGATGGTACACCCGCTCCACCCACTGCTGCGGTTACGTTTGTACATCTTAGAGAATTAACTACAGCTGAGTTAGTTGACTCAGAAGGACCATTTACATAAAATGAGACTGTTCCAATTTGATTTATAACATTAGTTCCAAGGTTTGTGGCTAACCCTCCTCCAACTCTATATTGAATGAATAAAGTTGAATTTGGAACCAAAGTAGAACCAAGTGAAATATTGTTTGAATATCTTTGTATATCGGCAGTAACCCCCAAAGTTGTAAACTCATTAAGTGCGTCTTGAGCAGTATTAGTTCCCCCACCAAAAGTCAATTTTTTGAAACCTTCGGCTGTAAATTCACTTATAAATCTATTTGCTGTTTGTATATATTTTCCAACTTTGATACCTGGTTGGTCTGAAACTTTTGTAGGGTCTTCAACAAATATTCTGTCTTCGGCTAATGTATCAACTTCATACCATCTGTTTTGTGCACCCAAGAATTCAGCAACTGAAGGTACATTTGTATATTCTGTTCCGTTTTTTAATAACACACTTGTAATACCTAAAACATTTTTTTCAGGTAAGAATAGTTCAAAAAATGGTTTTACGTCATTTGGCGTGATAACTCTTTTGAATACTTTTGTTATACCGTTAACAACAAGTTCTCTTTTGGTTATAGTATAATTAATTAAGACGTTGTTTGCGTTGAAGTTTGGTATTTTCAATCTATTTGGAAAACCTTGTGAATTGTATGGTGATGCGAAATCAATATCGTTTATGTTCTCGAACACTATTCCAGCACCTACAACCTGTGAGCCTCTTGTTAAAACTCCCAAATATCTTTCATCTTCTTTATCCCCAAAAGCAGGAACTGTTATTGAAAAATCAACTAACGACACAGATGGTCTTTGACCAGGGACTTTCAGTCCGTAGGTTCTTGCTATATTATAAACTGATGACCTTTGCTGTGCATATTGAAGTACAGTTTCTTGGATACTTCTATCAATATTGTAGTTCAAGTTGTCTGCAACAGCCGCATTCAAATCCAAGAAAACAGAAAAGACAGACGCGTCATTGAAATCTTGAATAAGTTCAGGATAATATGTTCTTACATAGTTGAGTAACTCAGTTCTTATTGCCTGATAATCTCTTGTTGCGTATGATATTTTTCTGTTTGCCATCTATGTTAAATATTGATAATAACGAAATCACTTTGTCCAAACGCATTTCGTTCCGTTGAATAATCTATTCTCACTTTAGCTGTATATTCAGACGTACCCTTTCCTGGCACTCTATATATGTCGTACATTCTTGGGTCTGCATTTGTTCTACTTGTTGTTGACGGTACTTCATCGTCTATGTTGGCTGGTTCTATAGTAATACTATTCAACAAAAGTTGTGGCATAAATTGAGATACAGCGTCTCTAATGTCTGATTCTATCGCATCGAAAGTCAAACCATCATAAGGTTCGAATATAAATTCGTAAAGTCTCGTACCAAATTCAGGTAGATAATACCTTGAACCCTTTCTAGTTAGAAGTAAATGTATGAGGTCGGCTTTAATTTGTTGAGTTTCAAATTCTGTAAGCGCTAGATAGTCTCCTTTCCTCGAATCTCTAAAGGGGAAATTTATACCATATGTAATACCATCTGCCATATAGTGATAAATATACTTTGATTATTTTTTTATTGTAGTATTACCTTTTTCTGCTCTTGGTTCGTAAGGGCAATGTCTACATCCGTTACCGCAACAATATCCTCGATTTAAATGATATTCTTCAGTCATTACTTTTCTACCATTTTCCAAGTAGAAATAAGAAGGGAGAAGTTTTGGCTTCTCCCTTTTATTTTTTTTGTTTTCCATAGGTTATACCAATGTAATCTCACATGCTCCACCAGCACATGCTAATTCACCACTCAAATCTGTTTCGTCATTATTCTCAACAATTTTGGATAAATCAACATCTTTAAGTGCGAGCATCAATTCTTCATATTTTTCTTTAGTACAATCTTCGAAAGGTGCTTGTACATATGTTCCACCGTTGTAAGGTAAACATGATAAACCATTATAATGTTCTTTGTTTTCCCACATCCACTCTCCAACCGCTGGCCATTCGTGCTCGCGAATGGAAATTGTCGCAGATACGTTGTGAGCGTTGGAACCACTTCTATGACCAGGTCTAATCCATTCTTGTTGAACTTTCTTTACTCTTTCAAGTAATTGAATCGGTGATTCATTTCTAAGAATAGACCCTTCAGGTGCTTTTTGTGGGATACTGATTACCGCTGTGTCGTGAGGTCTGAAATATTCATCTTCAACTAGCTCAGGATGATTTTCCTTGAGGTAAGAATAGATAGATTCGTTCTTTCCAACTCTAACTCTTCTGATGTAGTAATCGTTATGCCAAGCGTGAATTCCTGATGATGTACCTAATGTTAGTGATGTGGTACCAGCTGGTTTAACAGTTGTTGTTCTTGCTGCTTTGTTGATACCGATTAGATTAGCCACTCTTTCATTCTCTTCTTTAACCACTCTTGATGCAGATTTCATGTTAAGACCTAAAACCGCACCTGAACCGATACCAGTCATTGAGATACCTACAAGAGCGTCTTTTTCGGTTGTTCTCTGCCAAATTGGTCTGAGATAATGAAAATCAGTATATCCTGCTTGTAATGTTCCAATGAATGAAGCTGCTCTTACTCTATCCTCATAGTCTTCTTGTGATACCACGTTAGATACATTAACCTCAGTTAAATTACAGAATTGGAATGGTCTGAGTGCGATTTCACAACAAGGGTTAGTTCCCCAATCTTTGTCGTTACTCAAATAGATTCCTGGTTCGCCAGCACCACTAGCTTCAATTCTTTTCCACAACTCCATGAAATACTCTTTGGTGATTTTGTGTCTCATAAGAACTGCTGAGTTATTTGCTCTACCTCTTTGAGGGTTTGTTTCCCACCAAGCTCCACTTTTACTACCAATCATATCTTCGTCGGTTGCAGAGAACAAACATATTAGTGCCGCTCTTCTAATACCACCAGCAAGAACAGCGTCAGCTATGTGGCAAACCATATCGTGAACTTCAATTGGAGTTAATTTATCTCCATCCTCTTTGGAGTCTAGAATCCCTTCAAGTTTAATGATACATTCTTTCAATGGTTGAGGACCAGGTGCTTTACCTCCTGATGTTACAAGTCTTGCTCCCTTTGGTCTGATATCGCTATAATCAAAGATTATATGTGAACCTCCGAAGAAATAAGATTTAACTAATACTTTAACAGCGTCAGCCCATCCTTCAATTGAATCGGCAACTAACCATCTTCTACCTCTCTCTTTGTTTGGTTTTCTAATTTCAGGTAAGACATCTACATGATGTTTTTGTACTGAGTACCCAACACCCGTTCCTCCTAAAAGTAGAAACATAATTTCTGAAAATACTCTCCAATCATCAATTGGTGCAAACGCACAGTTGTAGATACGGTTTGGTGAGATTTCAATTGGTTTACCAGCAAACTGCATAGACCTCATTGAGGGTAATACTTGTTTCTTGTAAACGTACTTGTAATTTTCTCTGATTTCTTGTTCTAATTTTGGATATGACTTTATATGCATCTCCATGTTTCTTGTGACTAACTCTTGCCACGTTTCTCTTCTCTTAAGTTCAGGCATGTACTTAGCGTATTTCATATACACTGTAATGTCCGATAAAATCCTGTTCGAAATGTCCATTTTTTAAATTTTTAGATATAACTTTTTTATCAAAAAATCGGTGATTTTTATGATAAATATGTAGTCGGCAATGAAGCGACCACAAATTTGATTAAAAAAAAATAAGTTTTTTTTACAAAAAGTAGATATTTAATTAAGTCCTATTTTGGGTTTGTTCCCTTTCTTTTCTCTTTTCGAGAAGCTCCTTAACTCTATCTCTTTTTCTTTCTTCTTGTTGTTCTTCGAAACCAAGGAATGTTACTGAAGATTCAGTATCAATCTCCAACAATTCATTGTTAAATTTACAATTCTCGAATACAACACCGTCTTTACCTAAACGGGATTTTGTGATGGCAATTGTTGCTAAATTCATTTCTTTCTGTTGTAATGTCTTTGCAACGGTAATAATTACGTGTCCAACCTGTGCTTTTTTGATTGAACCCCCCATCTGGTCTGTGGTTACAACTTCAGAGGAAATTGAACTTCTGTTTCCTTGGGTTGCTGTCCATCCTGCAATGTCTAACTCATGGCACATTGCTTCAAATGCTCTCATTACAGAACCTTCTGCTTTCCACTCATCTTTTGCACTTGATTCAGGTAGAACACAATCGATGTAATCTAAAAGAATCATATCAATCTTTGTCCCATCAGCAATTAATTTTCTAACCTGGTTTTTTATTTGATTCATAGTCATGGTATCAGAAGCAAGTTTTTTCAGAATCAATCGATTTTGCATTGTTTCTCTAATCTCTGTAATCTTATCCATAACTTTTTCCTTATGGAATACCAAGTTATCAGGCTCAATACCTGTCCAAATTGTGAAGTGTTTTCTTTGTACAATTTTTGGGTTGTCTTCAAAAAAAATTTGAAGAACATTGTATCCCATGTTGAATGCTGTGTTAGCTATTTTGGTGAGGACTGTTGTTTTACCAACACCAGTAGGTGCTAATATAACTCCTATTTCCCCTTTGGCAAGTCCACCTTTTAATAACTTATCAATTCCAGCAATACCCATTGGAATTGGGTGACGATAATCTTCCTCAAGAACTGTATCCAAATCAGTGAATACATCGGATTGTCCCTTTTCTATTTCACCAACTTGAAGAGCTTCTCTAACAAGACCTTCTACCTTATCATATGACTCGAAGTCACCTTCTGTGATTATTTTTTGGGCTCTATCCATCGCTTTCTGTAACTCTTGTTGTTTACAGAACTTCAATGCTTTTTCTTGAACAAACTGAGTTCCTTCAAATGGTGCCTCTTTAATTTGTTTGAGAGTATCCAAAACAATCTTAGCCACTAGTTCTTGAGAAACTTCCGATTTAACAATCTGCTCTATTGTATCAAAGTTTGGAGTAGACTCATACTTCTTGTGATATTCCTTAATCATTTGTACAATGATTTTGAAATATTTGTTATCAAAATAAGAGCTTTCTAAAACATCGATAATTGAAGTGGAGAAGTCCTTATCAACCACAACTTGGTTGATTAATTGTATCTGAAATGTATTCCCTAAATAATCAAAATTTTTATTCATATTCGTTCCGCGGACCCCCTTGTTATTTTAAATATTTGTTAGGCGAGGTCAAGTTCCAAATATTTGTAAGTTAATTTTTTGTCTGAAAAAATGTCGGTCAGTTCTTTCAAAACCTCTTTCAAAAATGGTCTTACATCAACTGTGTAACGCACCTTTGGTGGGTAAAGCTTTCCATTGAACTGTCTGTGTGTTAACACAGTATCACCAACTTTTACATAGATGTTGAAGTTTTCAGGTCCTTCAGTGAATGATGTTTCCATGATTGTAGGGTCGTGAACAATCGCGTCTTTGTTGTCCATCATATAAACAACAGTTTTCATTTTAAGATAGTAGTGAAGTTCATCACTCAAAGCTTTAATGAAGTCATGCAACTCCAAAGAATTTTTTGCCTTTGGTACATATCCTCTGACGTTGAAAAATCTTTGAACAACAATGTTCTCATTGAGAGTTAGTAAAAACTCCATTTTCGTGCTTTCTTGCTCTTTCATAGTTTTAATTTTTGTTTGTGTTTCGTTTTTCTTTTCTTGATAATTTCATAAATGGTTTAAGAAAATTTACCCAAGCCTCGTCGTTTTTTGGTAGGTACTTGAATAACCCATCTTCCATCATAAGTCTCATTAAATTTTTATATCCTCTGTCGGTGGGGTCAATTGTGTCGGTGTGGATTTGTTCTACCAATTGTTTCCCTTCATCTGTTATAAGAGGATTTTTAAGGTCAACAATTTTAGAATTTACTCTGTAGAACTCTTCACCAAGTATACCACTTTTGGTACGTCCAGTCAAAATATTAGATAAACTTTTGATAGGTTTTTTGTGTGGGATATTTTGTGCATTAGAAAGGATTTCTTCTATGGTGCATGGTTTTTCCTGCAACTCAGGGAAATATTTGACCAAAGTTTTTTCTCCTAATCCCTCTATCCCGTCTATATTATCAGACTTATCTCCTGTGAAGATTTTGGTTATAGTAACGTTGTAGTGAGGTATATCAACTTTGTTGATTGATATCTTATCCCCGTTCTTGTAATAGGTTTTACTTACGGGCGAAAAAATAGTTACTCTTTCTGAGATTAGTTGGGTTAGGTCTTTGTCTCCTGAAAAAATTATGATTTGTTCATCAATAGCCACTTGAGTGTAGTAAGCTATCAAATCATCAGCTTCATTGTTTACCATTTCAACCTGTCGCACGAAGACCTCCTCCAAATACGTCTTAACTCTTGCCTTTTGTTGCAAGTAAGATTCGTATTTGTACTCATTCATGTCTTGTCGACGATTACCTTTGTATTGTGGGTAAATTGATTTGCGTATTGAAGAGTTGGAATCCCCGTCCCAAAATACAACCACTTTATCGTGATTGTGCTCCTCCAAAAATCGTCTAAGTGTATTAATGAAGTGATACACCCCACCTATGTGGGAACCGTCACTATAGAGTTCCTTTACCCCGTGAAATCCAATTTTGAATAGGTTATCCCCATCCACCAACAATGTCTTCGTCACATATTCAATTTAAGGGTGAACAATCAATCTTCTTTTTCTTCTGTTAGTGTAAAATCTCCTTCCGCACCGATTATATCTTTCCAATAATCTGCGTGCTCTTTCTTGTATTTTTCAATAGAAGCTTTTTCTTCTGTTGAGTCTTTTCCTGCCAAGAATCCATGCGGGGTAACAATAATTTTTCCGTCATCAAAACCAAGTCCATTGATGTGGTTTTTCATAACCGAAACCTTACTCCTAACTGCAAACTTAACTGAACGTTTGTCCTTGGTTGCTGTAATCTTAGTTGTACCCGCTCCTTTTTGATTTCCGAATAGGAACACAAGAGATGAGTTTAACCATACTGATTCACCGCCTTTAGCTTTAATTTTTGGTTGTCCAAATGGATTATCAGGTAGTTCAACCCAAGGTTGGTTAATAATGATAAGTGTATTTTCGTATTCGTTATCTGATTTTCTTGAACCTGAAATTCTTTGATTGATTCCCATGCCAATCTTATCAGATAAAACTGATGCGTTGTGTTGTTTACCACCTTTACCTTCAAAGGTCATCTTACATGGTACTGAGCCCACTGAGTCCCAAATGAAACAAAGACTATAGTTCAACTCGCCTTTTTCTTGAGCGTCAAGTAATTCGTTGATATAGTCTGTGATTTGTTCAATATAACTGAAATTGTTGTTGAATAAGAAAAAACCGTCCCAATCAAGTTCACCCGTTTCTTTGTCTACAACTTCCTCGCATTGAAAACCCATAAGTTTGGCATGGTCAAAACTCCACTTTTGTTCTGTAATGATGAATACAGGAAGTATTTCTTTTTTTTGAGCGTCCACAGCAGCTTTGATTGCGGCAGTGGTCTTACCTGTATCAGAGTGACCTAAGAACATATTAATATGTCCAACTGCAGGACCAGGAAGTCCAACTGCATCTAAGAAATCGCCACCCAAATCCAAAAACCTTTGTGGTTTATATTTTGCAGAAGTTGAAAACTTCTTTTTTAAGTTTGAAAAATCGTTTTTTTTGATTGCCATATTGTTCTTATAAAAGATGTTCCCGACACGGATGTCGGGAACATCATATTAATTAATTAGAATGGTAAGTCACCGTCCACATCAGCATCCGCTTGTGGGTCTACCATCTTCTTTGAAGATGTTTTTGGACTTCCACCGTAAGACTCTTCTGATACAGATGAGTCACCATAAACGTAGCCACCTTTTTCGTTATCCCACTTTGGTGTTTCACCTCTTGCGATAGCCTCAAGGTATTCTACAGGTTTTTTACTATACACATCAGTCCAACTCAACTCGTCATTAACCCACTCTTTAGCTTGGTCTTTGTCTGTATGAACAGGAGCTGGGTCATCATACATGATTGCCGAAACAGTTGTATATTCTTTACCCTTTGGAGTCTTTGACTTTGCCAATTCGATGATTAAGTCACGACCTATTTCTGCGTCGGTGATATCACCTTTGTTTCTCCAAATTGGAATAATCTTGTCGAGAATTCCTTCGTTTTTGTAATTGTGTTTGAATCTCCAAAACTTTGGTCCATCAGCTTCATTATCTCTATCGATAACTTTTACGATGTAAAACTTACGAGATTTGTACTGCTTAGCAAGTTCCTTGTCGGACTCTTTGCCTGTGCTCATCAATTCTTCGTAAACTTCGTTTAATGGAGAACGTTCATTGTCGTTTTTTCCTGGGTCGTAGAACTTTTGCCACTGACCACCTACTTGGATTTCGTGATACCAAGCCTCTTTGAATGGTGAGGAGCCATCTGTGGTAGGAAGAATTCTAACTCTTCTCTGACCTGATTTTTCTTTGTCTCCCAAGATTAAAGCGAAATACTTTTTCATTCTTTCGTCCTGAGACATTTTGGATTGGGCCCCGCCCCCGATTTGGTTTTTTTCATACTGCGCCAATACGGCATCTAATACATTACTCATTTTAAAGTGTTTTAATTGTTTATTAATTATAATTGGGAAATCCCTATTAGTCAAATTAAAAAGGGACCTTTCAGTCCCTTTCTTTTTTATCTTTTGAATTCGTTGTCGTAACTATCAACCTTTCCTGGTTGGAACGAGTTTTTAATGTCGTTAACATTAATATCGGTCACCTCATCGGTCGTTAAAACATAATCATTTTTTCCTGTCTTTTCCATCTCATCTTTTTTGTCTTCGAAGAAGTCTGAAAGTTTTTGATTGAAAGGATATGAATCATATGTTCTAAGCTCAAGTTTCTCTTGTGGGGTTTTGTCTCTGTATTTTTCAATCTTCATTTCAAGCGAATTCAATTTATTCATGATTGAATCCATTTCTTTTAACCTTGATTCCAAGTTGTTCAATTGTCCGAAAAGATTGTTGAAATACTCTTCTTGTTTAGTCTCAATATTTTTTTGAGAATCTACAAGTTCTGTAACATCCAATTCCTCTTTTCCTTCGTCACCGCTTTCAGCTTCCTCTGATTTACCCTCATCATCTATTTTTTCAACATCAGGGTCGTTTTCAACATCTATTGGTGTTGGTGGTACGTCTCCTCCTGGTGGTAATGCCCCACCTGCTGGTGGAGGAACCGCTCCTGCCGCTGGCGGAGGTGGTGGAACAGCTCCAGCCTCAGCTCCTGGTGGAGGTGGAGGTGGCACTGCTTGTTCAGTTATATACTTGTTAATTTGTCTATAACGGTCAATTTCGCTTAAAATTTTCTTATCCAAACTCATGTCTATTAGTCGTTTAGTAATTGTTTTATACCTCTGGCGGTTTCAACTCTTACTTTTCTGTTTGCTGTTTGCATGTGACCTGCTCTTTCAATAAGACCATCTCTTTCTCTTACTACATAACAGTCACCTGTTTCCAAATCGCAAACTTGCTTGGTACCATCTCCCAAGTCTTCTTCTGAAAACTTAACAGACTTTCCAAGGTAGTTGTTCAATGTTGATTTTAAATCCATAAAATTCTTTTTATATAAATATATTGGTTTAAGATAAAGTGATTATTGGGCTTGTTGCAGCAGTATTAACCAATGTTGGTGAACTTGAATTTGGTAACGTAACTGTTAGGTCATTAGATTTGTAATCAACACTTGCTTGGAATCTCCCAATCGAATTGGTTTGGATTACGTTTGTATACTTTGTATCAGAGTCTTTAGTGATTGTTATTTGTTGGTCAACGAGGTCTGGTATTGAAACAAGTTTAAATGCACCCTTTTGAACTAAATTAGTACAACTGAATTTCAAAGTAATATATCCACCTGGTCCTTTCTTAATGTTATAGTAGTCATCACCAGCAAAATTAGGTAATTCGCCACTGTTCGTTTCTTGAACAATTACCAACGAACCAGGTTCTGTTGTATTGTTAGTAACCTGAACAGGATACACAAAATTATAGTTAAATGAGAGTGTTTGATTTTGCGGATTTTTAACTCTATCGGCTGGAATTGCTGTAATTTGAATTTGGCAATTGATTTCTGCATTTACCCTATCAACTTGCGGTATAACTCCATTAAATAAAAGTTCTGCGGCATTTTTAGTAAATTGGAATGTCTGTCCATTATTTGAAACAAATCCAGTCAATGACTGAGTTCCTGTATACTTTTCTGTTTTGGTTACTGAGTTATTAGGTCCTCTTGAAATTTTCTTATATGAATAAGTTAAGGTTTGTGTGGAAGCTATTGTCCATACACCAACGTTTGGTGCCACGTCAACTTTTATTAGGTCGGTTGTTTGATTTGTAGATGTTACTCTTTGTGTCTCAACTAAAGCAGGTATTGTTGGGTTTGTGTTTGATATATTTTGATTTTGTGTTCCTGAGGCTCCATTAACAAACGAACCTGGTGAGGATGCTTCACTTGCAGGTATTGAAGGGTCGTATTTGAATTGTGCAACCGTTGTGAAGGAACCATATGATGTTTGTACTCTTATGTTAGTATTTTTAAGTACTTTTCCATCACCAATTTCAGGTACTACAATTCGTAAAGTCTGTTTATCAATTACAGTAATATATCTTTGTTCAACAGCCGTTTCTGTGTTTCCATCTTTGAAGAATACCTTTGTTTCTGTATCTAAATTTCTACCGTTGATAACCATTTGTGTTCCTGTATATCCAACAGCGGGTGCAAATGTGTTTATGTAAGGTGGTGGACAAACTTGGCCAGCATTTGGATTCAGTGGCGTCGGTGTTGGAGTTACTCCTGGTGTTTTAGAATTTTTTGATTGAGCGTTGTTGGTCGCATTTAATGCGTCGGATGTAGCTTCGGTAATCAATTTGACGGCAACCGCAGACTTAATTGCCTCCTCCATTGTTTTTCTTACTGTCTCAAACTCACCATAGTTTGTATCATAGTATGTTTCAGAAACGTTGTCTTTAGGGAAGTGGCAAACATAAAACTTATCCAAACCATTTCTTTGGATTTGTGGTAGTCTTTCAGATAAACCACTAGCTATAAATTTTATATATTCCTGTAAACTTGCAAAAGCAACAATTGGCATTGATTTAGTTGTTCCTCCCGTCTTAACATTTACACAACAAAATTGTTTCTTCGAAAAATATTCGCCAGCCCTTGGTTGGAAATTTCTATCCAAGGATATAAGTCCGAGGTTGTTGTTATAAGCGACAAAGTTGCCAGCACCAGAGTTTGAGCTTTTAACAAAACTTGTTACATAAGAAATACAATAAATGTAGGTTCTCAACAACTCGTTTGATTGACCTGGATATTCGGCGAGAAGTGCGTTTTTGAATGTTTCAGGAGTTATAGAGTTAGGAACTCCAGCTAACACTGTATACCCTTGGTAAGCAGTTAAGTCAACCTTACTTGTACAACTATTTTGAGCATCAAGAGTATTGTCTGCTTTTTGAACTGTCTGATTAGCTTTTTGTTCTTCAGTAATTTTTATTGATGGTGGTTCATCTTTCTTAATTTTTAATACCTCTTCAAGTTTAGTCAGTAAGTTTTGATTCATACTCTGTAAGAAAGAATCAATCGATGGTAAATCGTAAATACCTTGTCTAATTCCTGTAAATGAGGTTTGGAAATTACCTGGCTGGATTGTGTGTTGAATGCTTTGAATCATGTATGGTCCATTGAACATTGGCACATGTCTCAAGTTGAAATACATACTCGGCTGTAATAGTGCATTACCCAAGCAAACAACAGTGCACTTATAACTTCTATTTTTATAAAGGTTATAAAGCGAAACGTTTTGTGTGGCAACATTTCTACCAGAAGCTTGGTCGACCATATTCAATTGAGTATTAATAGATTCTGATGTTGCAACCCCAGCGCTTTGGTCAACTTGGAATGAATAGAAAATATTTTGATTCCTTATTCCAATATCAACATTGAATCCAACACATTTGTTAGATAAAGACCAGTCCTTTTTGTTTGTTTGATTTTCTATAAGAGGGTTTTCAGAAGCTCTTCTCATTTCAAAACCGTCATCTCTAAATCTGAAATTACCTTTTGGTAAGTCCAAATATTGAGAGGGTTTACCAACATAAAAGCAAACCATTTTTGATGTCGCATTCCTGTAATCAACATTAAGAAATGTACCCCATAAATTATTGGCAAAATCTAATGTTCCTTCGGGTTTTGGAATTGTTGTTCCATCGACATCTTGAACATTATAGAAATTAACATAAGCAGGTAAATTCATTACAGTGAAATTATTTTTAATCAAAATCCCACTCATAAGTGTAAAGACGCTCATAGCATTATTGAGCGAACTTTTACCCAACATACTTTTCAAATCAAATATATCAATCAATATTGTTTGACCTATGTTCCTTGAAGCCCTGTCCAAAAACATGATGTCTTCAAATAGGGTTTTAGATTTGTAATCACCACCTGCAATCCACTTGTCGTTAAGGGCTTTGAATACTTCCCAGTTTTCAATCTTACTTTGTTCTCCCGTTATAACACTATTAACCGTGCCTTGTGGTACCTGATACTGGCTTGGTAATGCTTTGTTCAACCCCTTTAAAACTTCATTGAGAAAATTACCTTGTAGTATGTCCTCAGAATTAAACAAATATTGAATTTGGTTTTTGAACTGTGAGACCGCAGAACTTGGTGACTTGAGTTTGAATGTTGAATACATCTTTATCAACTGGCTCAATAAGACAACATTATCTGTTGTAAATTCGATATCATTGTCTATAAAGAAATCTGTAATATAGGAACCTGTTGCGGAATACCTCAAATTAGGAATTGTTGAAAAACCAACTTCTGTTTCTAAAGCAAACCAAGCAGCGGGATTTTGAGCTTTTGATTGTGCGAGAGAAATAGTACCTCCTCTACTCGGAAGTGTTCCTTTAACGTACGGTTTGAATTTTATTGGGTCTGTTATTGTTGGTGCTCCGTTATGTGATAGATAAGAATCCCAAATTCTTCTTTTGTAATTTGAAGGATTTCCAAATTTGAACAATACATCGTATTCCAAAAATGCTCTAAGTGTGTTTTGAAGATTATCATATTGTGTATTGATAATACCTGTAAAATATTCTTGTTCGTTGGTTGTTGAAGTTTTTGGAAGAACTGTTAAAATACTTTTGAATAGAGCTTGGAAATTTTTGAAGTCAGCGTTTACCGAAACTGATGATGCCCCAATCTGTTGACTTACAGGTAAATCTATATCATTCATAGATTTTGAAAAGTTCAAAAATTCTTGTTCGAATGAATCCAATATTGATTTTTCAAATACTGAAAATATCTCTTCAATTTTGGAATAATTGTCCTCCATCATCAAATTGAATGATGATTGTTTTGTTTCACCTGATAAGATTTGTTTGATATAACTTTCAGGTGATGGCTTAATAATTGTTTGGTTATCGAAATACCCATAGTTTGGAGCTGCCCAAAAAAGTCTTACCGAACCATTATACATCGATGGGTTATTGGTAAGGTTTACTAAGGTTGAAGAAACTTGAGTGGGGTTGTTAAGACACTCATAAGCCGTTTGGTTTACTGATGAACCAAAAGACGGAACCACTGTATAGGCGGTTGTCTGTGTGTTATCATTAGGGTTACACTCAATTCCGTTTTTAACTACACTCGGAATTAAAACTGACCATGTTGTTAACCTTAAATCCTTATCTCCTTGTTTGGTTTGAATATTGGATTCAGAAAAATTAAAAACTTTCATACCACCATTTATGGTGTTTTGAATTTCTTTATCAGTATAATCTTTATAAACCTCATACCCTGTAAGGAAGGCATAAAAATCATTGATAACTTTCGGATAAAACCCAACCTGAATATTAATGTTTCCAGTTGTCTCTGTTTGTAGTGTTATAGGTTTAGTTTCTCCACCAATTTTCACGTTGTAGGTTTGAGTTGTTGAACCGCTTATTGGCGAAAAGTTATTGACGTAGTTGAAGTTACTCCAAGCACTGTTTATAATATCAACATTTGTTTCTTTGAATACTTTATATCTATGATAAACCGACCCCATTTTCAAAATCCAAGCATACGGTAATTTGTGAACAGCCCCAAACTTTTTCAGGCAGGACGCAATATAATCAAGGTCTGATGTTTGGTCATTTGATAAGGATTTATATTTTTCCTTCAGTGTTGCAATAGGTAAAGAGTTCAAAAACAAATAAGATGCTTGAACATAAGGATATTTAACTTTGTTCCTATAGTTTTGAACTCCGTTTTGAATTGCATTTACCATGAATGGTGTATTCATCATGGATGTTGTTGATACAATCGGTACTGGTGATAAGGCAGGTATAAATGTATTAACTGATGGTGGTATGTGAGTATATAAACCTTCAGTTGCAACCAATGAATCGTTATTTATTCTATCGTAATAAAATGATGTTAAACCTATTTGGTTTAGATTCACATCTTTAACTTTTGTGTAGGGATTATTACCCGTGGTCTTTTTATATGAAAAACTTGTTACAGGTCTTTTGATATCAAAATTATAAATGTCGTTGAAGTTGGATATAACCTTCCTTGGCTCAAAAACCGTTAAAACTTTATTTGTATTATACACGTTTGTTCCCTCAGACCCTTTTCCGTTCGCCATGTTTTGAGTGACCCAAAAAGAATCCGTAAAAGGAACCGTATCTGTTATATTTGGTTCGTTTGTTGAATTACTTACCAATTTTGCAAGAGCCGATGATTTAGTCGATAACAAAGGTATTTTTCCGTACTCATCAATATTCAAAATACCGAATGAATTCTCAGTCAAATTTTTTATATAAGGGGTAACATAAAAGTCTCTTATAAAATCTTGCCAAGCCCTACCTGTTCCATTATTTGAAATATTCTTCAAGAAGTCCTCATAATTTGTTGAATTCAAATCATAGTTTTTCAACTTCATTGTTATATATGGTGCGTTTAACCCCAAACTTGAAACAATGTTACTTACTTCAGCTTCGGTGTTAAGTTTTACCAACTCGTCAACTTGATTCGAATTTGCTCTCACATAGTTCGAATATCTTGAGGTCAGTAGTTGTCTCTCCCAAATTTCATAAAAGAATTTAATTTCTTCTTTGTTAACGTAAGCAATTCCCTGAGATGGGAACTCGATAGCATTGATGTTAATGATGTTTGTATTCAGTTCATTCTCTAAAGGTTCTGGTTTAAGTGGAGGGTTAAACTTTTGAGTTATACCTCTCATGTATTCTTCAACAAACTCTACCTCAGGCCATTTTGAATAATCCCAACCTTGAGTCAAGTCTACTACCGAAGGGTCGGCTGGATATTTCAATTGAAATCTTCCTTTCTTATCTTCGGGTGTCTCAATGAAAAATTGTGGCCAAGGGTATACAGGAATCTCAGCATATTTAAGACCTGTACTTTGTTCAATCGCGGTTTGGGTTAGTTTTAAATCATCAACGGTGTCTGAACCAGGAGCTGAAGATGGGTTGTTCAAAATTGCTTTTTTTCTTACAGGGTCATACTTCACGTTCCAAGCATTTCCATGAACATCGTCTAATAATCTTATGAACGCTTCTGCAGAAGCCATCAAAACCGCCATTATATTTCTCACGGTTGGCTTGAATCCGATACCGTCGGTACCACTTTCAATTTTTTCCAATAGTTTTTTCGTGAGGATTTCTTCGAATTGTGAAAGTTTTTTATTGGCTTGGGCTTCCAAAAGTTGAATTTGTTTATCGAATCTTCCATCACCTTCAAATACGAAAAAAGAAATCTTTATTTCTTCAATTATTGTTTTTCCGTTAACTATTTCACTTTTCAAAACAGGAGGTTGGTCCAAGAATCTTTTGAACTCATTTTGTATTTTAATCATGTCCTGTTCTGTTGGTTTCACAATACCTGTTTGAGCACTTGTTGTCGCCGCCCAATCAATCTCGGATGTCGGAGGGGCAGAAATTGCAATAGTTTGGTATTTGATTGGATTCGGTATTGGTGCCGCTCCACCAGCCCCAAGGGTTGGGTTACTGGCTAATAACTTATTATAATCGGCAACAATACTTTGTAGTTGTTTTTGTGCTGCAAGTTTAGTATCGAAATCAAGTTCTTTGAAAATATATGTTCTAGTTCCGTTTTTTAGAATCAAAGGAGCTGGATTCAAATACCTTGTGAACCAAGAACTTTCTCCCGCTCTAACTCCGTTAGATGCGGAAGTCCCAAAATAATTTGTAAGAACACCTTTATAATTCCTTATGTTTGTTAGAGGTTCAACATCGGCTTTTGCAAATTTATCCGCAACATTCTGTTCAAATAAATCGAGTTTGTTAATAAATTGAACTAAAGTGTACTCTGGAAAATCTGGCGGAATTAACGCTTTTGATTTGTATTCACTATAAACTTCTTTGATTTTTTGATACCCTCTCTCAGAAGTAATCTGAACGGTAGCTTGTGTCTGTCTTCCGTCGTTCACTTGTTGCGCCGCCTTTGTTTGAGTGCTTACTGAAGTTTGTTGTTCACGATTTGTTTGTTGAGGTCCTATTGGTTGTGCTGAAACGTTATATTGTTGAGAATACATGTGAGGTGTTGCAATTAGATGTCCTACTGCAATCTCATTCAAAATGTTAAACTTATAACCCTTGAAATCTAAATCAATCTGATAGTTTCCGCTGAAAGTATTGAACCTTGCATTAAACTTTTCTAAGTTCAATTGGTATCTTATCGCTTGTCCATAATATCCCTTAAGGGTTAGATAGAATGGAGGATATGGTAAATTAAAAAAAGCTGCGTAAGGTGAGTTATTACCCAATTGGAATAAGGCTTTTCCTTGAACATCTTCCAAAGAAATTCTAACTGTTGGGACAAAAGATAAGTTTGTATCAACACTTATACTTGTAATACCCAATAATCCATTGTCTAAAACATTTGTTAAGTCCGATGGTTTTTCAACAACGTACGGTTTTGAACCATCTTTGGGAACAACCGTCTCGGTCATCATTTGGTTGACCCCTTTGAATCTTGTTGTGTTGTCTCCAGTAAGTTCATCGTAATAACCTGTGCCCAACGCAGAATCTTTTGTTGGTTTCAAAAAATCCATCTTAGCAATCGACACAATTCTTATCCTATCTTCAGGTGATGCTCCAATAGCAAGTTTTGTTCTTGGCAGCAACTCGGCTTCCAAGTTTGCATACATAACAAGATTTTCGTGGTCGACCAATCTTTCTCTAATCTTACCAAGAGCATCAATTGTTTTGTTAGGGTCAACTACGATGATGTTGTTATAATCAAACTCAACATATATGTTTCCACTGTTATCTGCTTGTACATTACCTGCCATAATAAAAGAAATGGTTTTCTATCGCCGCCTTATAATCCTGTAAGGAGGGTAATAATGGGAAGGGGATGATTAGAATTGCACCATCAAAAATATTATTTTCCATACCCACAAATTGTGGGTTAGCTTGGAGTATCAACCAACCAAAAGTTGGGGAGTTGTAATACTCTTGGGAAACTCTATCTAATCTACTCCTACCTACTTTATAAATGTAAGTCTTATCTGTTGGTTTTGAAGGCAATTGAACATAAGGCACAACAGTTTGTTCTCCGTTGATGATAAATTGACTGTATCGATTCCAATATGGGTATGCCATTAGTTAAGTTTTGCTTTTGATATATAGGCTCCGCCTGTGTCGTTATTCCATGTATTCACATCATTATTAGAATTTGTTTGTGCCGCCAAATTTTTAACCATACTTTTCTGGTTCTCTTCCTCAGCAGGATTATCAGCAACACTTTCAGTTGTGAATGTTAAAATTCTTTTCTTAGAAGGGAATGGTGTATATTTAATAAAATTTTTCAAATCATTTTTTTCTAAATTTTCTATAAAATTCTTAGTCAAATTGTTTTCCTCAGTAAAGAGCGGTTTGGCTCTTGTTAACCAATATGCATCAAATACTTCTTCAATGTTTGTTTTACCATCTCCAATGATTGCTTGATTACCTATTGTATTTCCGATGATTGCTTGTTTGAAAGAAGTATATTTTTTATCGTCCAAAACATCGTCGGAAACAATCATGTATTGTTTTCTGAACTCCAAATTAGTTTCAAAAAGTCGATTCTTGGAGAATGGCGTGAAAATTGTAGTTGAATCAACTGTTTTACTTACAGGTAATCCGTTGGCAGTTTCAAACACTAAATAACCATTATAGGTCTTACCATCCTGAGTATTAACGTATGTGTTTGATTTCCAAATAATGCTGTTGAAGGTTTTAATGTCGTTTTGAATTTTTTGATAATCCTGAACCATTTCAACCCAAGTATTAGCAGGTTTTGGTTGTGATGATGTGTCTACTTCAGAGGTTCCTATAGTTCTATAAATTGTAACGTTTCCATTACTTGCTTGAAATCCATCGGTACCATTACCAGCTTTACTTTCAAATGTAACAATATTTGCTCTTGATAGTTGTTGTATGTATTGTGTTTGTATTGTAGTAAAATCTTGTGAAATTTTTGTAGCAGCGTTTTGAAATGTACCCCTCTTGTTTTTAACAAAATTAGCGAAGTTCGTTCTGATTGTCTGTTTTAGTCTTGGGGAAAACCCTCTGTTTGCTTCATCAATCCATTGTATGAATGGGTCTGTCCCTTGGCTAATATTTTTTTCATATTCAGTAAAAATTTTATTGAATCTATTTTCAACGTTGTTTGGTTTACCAAACAAAACAAGTTTGTCTGTACTTGGCTTAACAGGAGTAATTCCAGATGTATAATTTCTTTCTAACATCCACTGTTGTCTCACCGCATTATTATATTGAGCATTTATTTCTTTTTGTTTGTTCACAACATTTTGAAAGTAAGTTTGTGTTTGGTTTACAAGATTGACCATAAAAGTCTCATAAGAAGTCTTACCTGTTTCGAAACTTGAAAGAACTTCTTTACTGATAATAGTACCGATTGTTTGGTTATTGTTTTGTCCATTATTAGTATCGGCCTGATTTACTGCAGGTGGTGCTGGAGGATTAGCCATAGCTAAAAACTCAGCATCTAATACTTTCAAAAACTCTTCGTTAGCCGTTACATCCGCTCTGTCGTCATATATTTCAGTATTTGCATAATAGTTGAATGTGAGAGCGTTTTGTAATTTATCAACAGACTCTTTCAGTCCGCTACCACCAACAAACTTGAATCCTAAAGTGACTGTTGCAATCATAGGTTGAACACCTATACCCTCAGGATTTATGTCCAAATCTTCGTAAGTTAATCCCAAACTTTCAGGAATTATTTTCGTGTTATAAAAGTCTCCGATTCTTAGGACGAGTACTGGAGGTGCACCGAATGCTGTGTTAACAGCATTATTGTATTGGAGGGTTTCTGAACCATTAACATTCTTTATTGTTGGTATGGTATCTCCAGGTCTCATACACTGTTGTAAAAATGTTAGTCTTGAATTCAATCCCTCAGGGGTTATAGAGTGGAATGCTGGTTGAAAAAACTTCAACTTATCTCTAAGGTTATCATATACCATAGGAGAATCTTGTTTGATAGTTTCAAAATAATCACACTCAGATAATAACGACCTCAAAACTCTTTTAGTTATGTTGTCTCTAGGTTTCCATTCCCTTACAAGTTCTTGAGTGTCTTCAGTGGTAACAACAGTATTTGCTTGGAATACGTCAGTGTATTGAGCCGTCGGTGTAGATGATGGAACGTTTCCACTTGTCTTATCCTCTATTGAAGAAATGTAAGACCTCCTACACGCCATTGCGTTTGTGGTATACACATCCTTAGCACCTACTTGGGTATCGCCACCAACTACCCCAGTCCCTCCTTGGCAATTTACTGTAGTGTTTGGTTCAAACTTATTTGTGGTGGCATTAAATTTTTTAACTTGAGCAACTTCGCCTTTAGCCGCACCGTCTTTGATTATAAGTCTTTTAGGACTACCTTCTAAAAATGGTTTCAACTCTGGTGCTTTTTCAAAATATTCTCTTGTTGATTTAATTCTTCTTTTAGATAACTCGACATTGTATTCTTCGGTTGCTGGGGCAGAACAACTTGCATCTATTGTAATAGTAATTGAACCTGTTGTTCCACATAATTTTGTAGCCAAATCAGTAATCAACTTTTTTGATGAGTCATAATTTGGTGTTACAACACTATCAAAGAAATTTTTTGTTTGTGGGTTTTCCTTAGTATATGTTGTCGTCTGCGCAGTGTATATTGAATATTGCGAGGAATAAGGGGTGACTGTTTCATTTTTTTTCGGATAGTCGTTTGCAAAATAAAAACCTATTTGTTCATAATCTTTTAAAGAAATGGTTGTACTCGTACCCTGTGCAACAGGTTGTCCTTGTCCTCCATCAACACCTGTTTGAATGGTTGATTTGCTCCATTCGATTTGTTCTCTTGATAATTTTTTTGAAGTAATAGCTTCTTGTAATTGATACAAATCATTTGGATTAACCTTCCAATATTTTTTTGCTAATTCGTATAAATCGTATTTTCTACATCCCGCAAAAAAAGAATCCAAAATACTATTAACTCTGGTCGCATTTGTTTCATTTTCCAATACCTTGTTTACAATAACATTCAATACTGATGGGTGGTCAACAACAATTTTCCATGTTAAAGTTCCCCCACGAGCGGTTGATTTGTAAGTATAAATTGGCTCAGGTCTTCCCAAGAAGTCGCTTGAATTCCAGTTTGCGTTAACACTTTCACTGAAAGTCAAACCATATGGTGGGAACCACATAACCCTTCCTCCGTTTGGTCCTCTTTCACAAACAGGTAGGTCGGAGACAGAATAACCTGGTGTCGATGAAGTTCTCCAAGCTAAGTTTTCAAGTGAGAACATATATTTTTTTGCAAATGCTGTATTCTCTGTTCCTATTAAGTTTGTTGAGCTTTGTCCTCCCTCTTGTTTGTTTGGTGCAATATTAAGATTATATGTGTTATCTAATACTGAATCTGCAAATCTTCTTCCGCTAGTCGTGATACCATCCACTTTTTGTAAATCATTGTATTGTAGATATGGTATGTCTTTAGCAAAAACCCTACAATACTCAGTACCCACTTCTTGGCCTGGTGCACCTACAAATCGATAAACTCTAGAACCTTTGGTCATCTCTTTATATCCGTCATTGAAAACTTTCGATACTTGGTCAATTGCATTTCCTACGTGTTGCAGTCTTTTACCTCCTGCTGGTTGACTGTTGATAAGTCTTTGGGTATCGTCTAAAATAGAACCCTCCCTGAATGTTCTTTCTGTAGACTCAGTAGAATTGTATGAAGACGGCCTGAAGTCTTCATCTTCATTTGTTACTTCACCTCCTAACCCAACTTTTTTACCCGCATTACCTTTATATTTAGGTGAAACCCAAGTGAATCCTCCTTCGATACCTCCTCCATTACTATATGTTGGTCCGTTAGCTCCAAGTTTAACTTCCTTACTTGGTCCTTCATACAACTGTGCCAACTCGGTCGGTCCAAAGACGGGAGATTGTTGAACTACACCAAACTCGTTTACAGGTAAAGCACCTGGTGGTGAAAATACTTGCGAAGGTTCAGCGGTTCTTGAACCAACATAATAGTTAGCGTTATTCGAAACTCCACCTACTAAAGCTCCTCCTCCTCTGTTGAAGAATCCTCTGTCGTAGCTTGGCTTGTATTTGTTAAAGTTAATGTTTTGGAATAATCTTGACCTTTGTCCTGCACCTGTATTATTCAAGAACAACTGTGAGCCTGTTTGAGGTGCTCCTAAAAGTCTGTTGAAGAAATTACCCACAGTGCTTCTTCTGAATGCATTTTGTAGTTGTTGTATTGTTGTTGGTTGTCCCGAATTGATTGATGTGTCCCAATATGAACCTGGTATTGTTGATACAGGTAAAATACTTCCAGCCAATCTTAAAGCAAAATCAGTAGCAGCCAAAACTGGGTTTGTTGGTACTGTAATTGTCCAATTTGGTTCAATAAGAGGGACTCTTCCTGTTACCAAGTTTAGTACATCAGTTGCACTATCAACACTGAATAAATTTGCTCTTGCGGCTGTGTTTTGATATATTTGTTGAGCAATTCTTTCTTCAAAAGCCTTTCTCAAGGTTTGAGCTCCGAGTTTCGCAATAAAAGAATCTTGACTCAGAAGTCCGTTACTACCTTGTGGGTCTCTTGATAATAAAATACCAACAGGCCCATATGATGATGGATTAAAGGTTGTTGGATATGGTTGATTATTATATAAATTTGTACCTCCCCTAATGTAATCGGGTTGTGTAATATACTCACCACTATCTAAAGATGTTTGAGTACCGTTGGCATAAGCGTTGAGCGGTTTCCATGCGGGAGATATGCTACCAAATCCTGATTGAGATGCCACCTGTGATTGGTCAACAATATGTGCGTCTTGTTGACCTGGTCCATATTCTCCTCTATTTGATTTGTTATTCAATAGACCTGTGGGGTCAGGAACTTGCTTGTATCCCCCCTCAGCACCCCATTCATTTAAAGGATAGAGTCTGTTTGCAAAACTTGGAACGTCAATTAATTGGTCTGGACTGTCTTGAACTGAACTATCCGTCTGAACGTATGTTGTATCAATAGGAAGTGTTGGTCTATTTGGGGCTTTGGCATACGGTGTTAAGTTTCTTGTTAGAAGCTTCTTTCTAAAACCGTTTGACGCAGAAAAATCTAATAAACTTGCCATTAACCCTTTTTTCTATAAATAGATTACTTGATATTTTTTATCTATTGAACCCTGTTGAGTTTTGTGCTTTGGTTGGGCTTTGAGGTGTTGCGTTGTTGATAACCATTTGTTGGAATTGAGGACTATTGAAAATTTGGTCAAGTGTTTTTTGTTGTTGTTCAACGCTCATTTGTGCAAAGTTAGCTGGTAGAATTAACTCTGTTACTATCTTCCCGTTAATAACAATTTCTTGTTTTGAGATTGTTGAAGAACCATAACTTTGTGCAACACTTTTAACCTCTTGTTGGATTTGTTGCGAACGGGAGCTGTTTGTTGTACTCGGTTCAACTGATGAACTCAATGTAGGATTTGAGCTCAAAAGTCCTTTTGTTGTACGTGATATTAAATCATCCCCTTTGATTCCTTTCGCGGCTTCCTCTTTGGCGATTTTTAATTTTTCCATTATGTTTCCACCCAAACTTTTGAGTGTGTCCCCAAACTCCTTACCGTACTCCGTCAATACAGACAACTTACTTTTACTAGGGTCTAAAAGGTCTTTCAGAAAAGCTTCTGACTTATATATGAAATTCTCAGTTCCACCCCTTACATCACCAACTGTACCAGAAACTTTAGCTTTATTTATCGCATTACCTATAGCATCCTGTATACCTCTAAGTCCCTCGAATCCTCGGGCTATAGGAGCTGCGGAAGCTACTCCACCAACTATTTTATTTCTGATTGCAGATACATCGGCCTCCATCAACTGAGTGATGTTCATTTGACTTCTAGCTAATTCTTCTAAAGTTTGTGGTCCCTCTTTTTGTTCTTTTATTAATTTATCAAATTCTTGTTGTGTAATCTCAGACAATTTTCTTGTCTGCATTTGGCCTCTCTCATCTTTTATTTGGACTTCATATTCCCCTCCCTCACCCATCTTAGCAATATTGGCCAAAAATTGTTTGTCTTCTTCGTTTGCAACTTTCAATCCTGCCCTACTAACCGCAGATAACCTTTTGTCCAACTCAGCCGCGGCAAGTCCCATCTTACTTAATTCTTTGGCACTAACGCCAGTTTGGGCTTCCATCTCTTTCAAAATCATTACACCTTGTGGGTTTATTTTAAATGATTTTGATTTTTCATCAAAATAAGTAAATTGTTTCGATACCTGGGCCAAACTTGTTTGAAGTCCTGATGGGTCATTGATTGATTGATTCATCAGTTGGAATGGGTCGACCAAATTTCCTGCTGAAACCCCAAGTCTTTGGAATGCGGATGCAACTTCAATGGCATTTTCTGGAGACATAACTTTATCCGCCAAACGGAAAGTCTCGTTCATATCGAATCTTAACATTGATGCTTGAGCCGCCATCTTTGTTAAACCCTGTACCCCACCTTCAAATTGGTAACGGTTAAGTTGGTCCATGTTGGTTCTCATGGTCTTAACCACTTCCGATGCATTACCACCTATACTTTGTACGTATTTTATTGAATCCTCTAAACTTGTACCGATTTGACTTACGCTCATCCCAACGTCCATAAAAGCGTTAGTCAGGACTTCAGCATCTTCACCTAATACTTTGTTTGCAGCAACAAGTTTTTCTACGTCTTGGGTGTTTGCCACCACGTTTCTTCTTGATGCTTCTGCAATTTTTGATATTGTGGTTGTTACATCTGAAAGACTTCCACCAATTCTATTAACGCCAGGTACCGCGTCGGCAACCGCTTGTTGAAGCTCAACAACTCTTTGTCTACCTTGAGTGAATGTTTTGTTAATTGCTACAGCGCTTTGGGTAAGTCTTGTTACTGCATCAGCAAAATCGGAAACATTAATCTTAAGTAAGTTTTCAAGATTTTTACCAAAACTTCCAATATCATCACTGCTTGTTGGTGTGCCGTAATTTACATTATCTGGTGCCATATGTTATATAAATACAAAAGGACTGATTTTTCAGTCCTTCTTATTATCTTCCATCCATTTATCCAACAAATATTTTCTGACGAACAAAGGCATTTTTTCAAAGTCCGTCCATGTTATTCCCATTAATCTGTTTAAATAATAGAATTCATCAATTTGGCCTTTCCTATAATCAGAAGAAAGGACGAAAAAATTCTACCCCGAAACCAACATTAACTGTTAGTTTGTCTCCTGACGGGGTCATTACTTCTCTGGTCATATCCAGCCTTGGTTCATTTTGATTCATAAATTGTCTAATAAATTTTGAATCTCCGATTGGTAATTGTTCAATAAACTTAACAATTTCACCCTTGTCTGTATTTCCGTTGACCTCAACAATTTCTTTTGAAAGTCTCCAAGTAACTCTTGGTGCTGTTCTTCCTGCAGGATACGATTCAATCATCTTTTGGATTTCATTGATTTCCCCATAAGTCATCGGTTTTAATTTCACCGTTGCCTCGGATTTTGGTAATGTAACGACAAATGTTCCATCTTCACCAGGACTTTGACCTTTGATTATTGATAGTTGGTCTAACACGACTGTGGTTTTGAATGATTTTCTTGTTTGAGGGTCCACAAGATTCATATCAACTTCAGGACCGAATCCTGTGTTTCTTAAGAAAACAAGAATAGCTTCAACGTCTCCCTCCAATAGGTCATCAATTTTCATATCAGGTTCGTACAATTTACTTCTAAGTAAGTTGTAAGTAAGATTGTCCCCACCTCCCATCAATATATTTTCATCAGCAGCCGTGAGATATCCCACCTTAACTGATTTCTTTTTGTTTTTATAAAATAATCCTTCTGAGGGAAGTTGTACTATGTCGTGTGGTAACGTTAGATTTTGTTGACCATACTGTCTTGATTGTTCGTCCATATAAAAAAAATAACCGTAAAGTTTATGTCTTTACGGTTAAATATAAAATAGTTTAAATTTTTGTATATAGTATTAGTACACTAACACACATCTATCCATTCTTAAACTTGCTGTGATATCTGCAAGTGCATCTGTTGCGTAGCTCAATGAACCAAAGTTAACATCTGTTAAGAATGTTCCATAAAGAATCCACTTTTCCACCACAACTCCCGTTGGGTCAAGCATCTCGAGGTCAATGTCTTTTTTATAACCCGCAGCGTATCCCATACGTCCTGTTACAGATTCTGCATGTAAACGAACCCATTCCATTAGAGCTTGTGCTGCTGATGGACCGATTGGGTCTCTAAATTTTACAGAGATTGGGTCCCAATTGAATCTACCCGCAACGAAAGTTGATGTATTCAAGAACTGAATTTCAGTTGCTGCGATTTTGATAGAAGGTCTTGCCGCGGTCTCTACAAACCACTCATTAATCCCCAAACTTGAAGGAAACCTTAAGATGAATCGATTCTGACGTTTCGGTTCGTAAGGTATCGGCATTTTCATCAGTAAATCAGCCATATTATTAAATTTTTGTTTTCAGTGTTTATATGATATAAATATAGGTAAGTGTAAAATTTTTCTATTTACTTCAATTTTTAAAAAAAGTACCTTTATTGCACTTCCTTCTTAAATCCTCCAGCAGTAGAATAAGTCTTAACTAAATTATCTGGTTTATCTTTAAAAGCTTTTCTCATTACTTCTACGTTTTTAGGGTCGTCGTCAGAAAAGCCAATCATTGGTTTAGTAGGTGTGAATTTGTGTCCCAAATCATTTTTTAACCAGGCTTTTTTATTAAGTATCGCAGCCATCCCCTTAATGTAGTCCACAAAATCATTCATCGCCCTGACTTTAGCCTCCTCGGGATTTGTTGCCCCACCCTCATTTCCGAAAGAAACTGGGTGGTATTTGTTCATAGCCAAATAAGAATCTATAAGTTCCTTATCAGACATTTCGTCCTCACCTATAAAAGACCTGTATTTTTTTAAATTCTTCAGTAACTCGTCTTTGGAAATTCCTTCGAAGTCATTTACTATGTAATTATATACGGCTTGTTTTAAGGTTTCAGGATTATGACCACGAGCAGTAATTATGGAAAAAATTGAACCGTTGTTGATAGCTTCTCTAAAGTCATCAAACGCTGGCCCCTTTTTGGCTTTCATTGAATCAATTAAAAAGTCTTTGTCCCCTTCCGTTCTAAAGTTTCTAAATGGATTTTCTGCATAACCTACAATTGTGTGACCGTTGTATTCAAAGTCTCCCTTACCTACTTGATGTCTGTACTCAGCAAAGTCCTCTGTAGACATTCCAACTTCCTCCCCCTTATCATCTTGAAGAACAATTTTAGTAGGCATGTGCACAATGTTATCATCCCAGTCAAAAGCGTAATATTTTAAGTCTGGGGTTTTTTCATCTCTAAAACCTTCTGTTATTTTTTTTCTCATCCTACTTGGCTAAAAAATGGGGGGATTTTGTCCCCCCGTTTTTATTAGATATTTTCGAACGAAGCACCTGTTGGTGTGATGAAGAATTCAATATCAATAAATTCTAACGCCTTCGTTGGTTTTAAGTAAATCTTTCCTGTTAAAGTGTTTCTATCCAAATCTTCAGGTGAAGATGATACAGTCACACGGAAATCGTAAAGACCTCTATCTCTTCTGATTGAATCAAGAATTGGGTTAACACTATCCAAGAACTGTTGTCTTACTACTTGGTCGTTTTGTTCAAACAACAATCTTACCGCTACAGCTGAAATCAACTTACGAGCTTGAAGTAAAAGTCTTCTTACATTCAATCTGTTCAGTGCCGAATCAGCAATTTGTAGAGTTTTGTTACCCCAAATTACAGTTCCTACATCAGCAAAAGTAGCAATTGGGTTGATTCTTCCTTGATAAAGTGTGTCTCTATCTTCTTGAGTCAACTTAACTCTTGCCTTAATTGAGTTCACAAGACCTCTTGTGTAACCCGCTGATGCGAACCATGGGAATGAAATGTTATCTGTTAGAGCCAAGTTTCTACAAACCTCACCTGTTGGTGGTAAGTAGATTTGTGTATTGTTAACAGTATCTCTTACAAGAATCCATGGGTAGTATGTTGCTGTATAGTTAGAATCAATTCCTGTGTTGTCTAAGTTATCAACCGCCTCTTGTGGGTAGATGATATCGAGTGAGTTAGTTCCATCTGGTGTGAACATCTGATAGTCAGGTGTTGTTGCGATGTAAACTGAGTCAGCTCTTTGGAATTGAATCATATCGATTGCTTCTTCAACAAGATTAGAGTTGTTCACATAATCAATTGATGAAGTAGCAAAAACGTTAATGTTTGTTGCTTCAGGATTTCTGAAAGTTAGTATACCTAAAAGGTAAGCGTAGTAGTCAGTGTTTGCAAAATCTTGAGTGTTGTTTTCAACAACGATTCTCTTGAACAAGCCTTCACCTGTTGCTGTAGGGTATCTTGTAGATGCCGCAGCACCTGCTAAGTAACCTGACGCTCCGAGTTGGAATCTATCAGCGTTTGTTCTATATTCTCTGTAGATATCCCAACCATCAAAACCTCCAGCGAAACAAACTGTGTATTTTCTTGAGTAGATAAAATAATAGGGGTTCTCCTGTGTTTCAGGGTCGAATCTAAAGTCAGCAACACCACACTCAAATGCTGGTGAACCACTTGTCTGATAAGAGTTAGCAATCGTAACTACAGTTGCACCTGAGTCCATATGGAAACCTTTACTTAAGTAATTCCAACTTGAACCTTCAACTGGTACAGGTGAAGTTATCCAATTCAATGGACACTGCTTTCCTTTGTAAGTTAACAATGATTCATCTGTTCCGATAGTGGTTGAGAATCCTAAATAACTTCTTCTAACAATATCACCTGAAGACTCAACCGAGTTATCACCGTTTGTTGTACCAAATGGTGGGTTGTAGATTGTTTCGCCAGGGAAATAATATTTTGTTTTGAATTGAGGTACAGGTGAAGGGTTTAACACAGAACCATATTCTCTTTGGATATATCCGTAGAAACCACAAGGTAACGCATCAATTGGAGCTTCATCAGACATTTCAACCATAATATATTTTGAAATCAAAGCGTACTCACCATTTGACGAACCAATTTTCTTTGCAACAAAGTTGTTAGAAGCTGGGTCCATATTACAATTTGTGAACTTTTCAATTACAATTGGGTTAGCATCTGAATCAAAGAAGTTTCTAACTAAAACATCAAAAGTCATATTATTGAATGATAAGTTAGCGATTGAAACTTTAACCTCAACGTTAGCAGCATCACCATCAGATATTGATATAAATCTAAATAATTTATAAACCTTATTACCTCTCAACTCTGAAACTAAGAATGGAGTCATTGGTGATTGGTATTTTTCCAAGTTGTACGCAATTGAAGATGAGTCTTCTGTTCTTGCACCTGGTAAACCAATCAATTCACAATCTAATCCACGAATATAACTTTGATTATAAGCATACGCTAATGAAGCGGGATAAGCTTCCTCTACGAATACAGGAACCTCTTGTCTTGATTTTCCAAAATTATCAGTACCTAAAACTTTAGTAATAAATTTAGAAGAAGCCGCAGATAATGAAACTTCAAAGCTGAACGTATCGTTATCTTTAGTTATACCTGATAACAAGAAAGTTTCATAAGGGTTCTTTGTAACACCTGAGTATTGACCTGAACAAACCATAGTCAATGCGCTCAATCCTGAAACAGTACCACCTGAATTAACTTCATAAATTGGACCGTGGGAATTACTTGAAGCACTATTTTCGAAAAGTGAAATACCTCTTGAACGTAGGGTTGCAACAACCATATTATTATAATCAGAATAAGCAGTACCCGACCAAGTATACACATTACCTGAAAGAGTACCTGTGTAAGTTGAACTTGCTCCTGAAGCAATCGCAGTTACTCCATAATCCATTGAATAACCTGAATAACTGTTACCACTGAAATTATCGAAGTTAGCATAAAACCATGCATCGTTATCAGAGTCAGTTAAGTCATTACCTGCTACGTTCATACTATTAGTTCCGTATACGTTGTTAAGATTTGGATACTGAGCTAGATATGCATAAAAATCACCTTCAGGAAGAGTACCATATACGTTTCCTGTATTACCTGAAATTGAATTATTTCCAATAATGTCGTTGATGAATCCTACAATATCTGCTTGAATATTGGAAGTACTTCCATCGAACATTCTATATTGTTCAGTAAGATTACTTTGAATAGGGTAAGGGAATGTACCACCAAATGTTATTGTATTAGCTGATGATACAAATTGGAAGTTAACTGACCAAGGGGTTGGTGTTATTGGATTGAAACCAACTGTCGTTGGGTCAACGTTAGCTTTAACCTTAATGCTCCATGATGGACCCGCATCATAACCAGACAACCCCAAAATTCTCGTTACGAATAATTGGTTAGATTGTTGTAGGTAAGATTTAGCGATGTACGCAGCTTCATACTTTGGGATTTGAGTGTTCACAAACTTTGTAGGTTCAGTACCCCCGAAGTAGGCTTGGAACTCGTCATAATTCGTGATGAAAATTGGTTCGAATGCAGGACCTTTGATAGTCTCTCCAACCAAACCTAATGTAGTTACACCGACACTTTGTGCCACGAAGGACAAATCTGTCTCGGAGGTATAAACTCCAGGTGATACATATACTTTTTGATTTACTTGTGTTGCCATTATAAAATTGTTCTTTGCAGATTTATTTTATTGATAAATATTCATATCTGATTGAAAAAACTTGACTTTTAGATATCTATTTGTAAACAGGGAGAATAAATTCTGCCTTTTTTCTGCCTATGAAAACAAAGAAGGAAATAAAGAACATAAAGATATCACCTGAAGCTCACGATACATTAAAAAAATATTGTGATAAAAGGGGTATCAAAATATATAAGTTTTTAGAAAATTTAATTTTGGAAAAGTGTAAAGAGAAGAAAGATGTATACGGTGAGAATTAAACCAAAATGCAGTCAAACTTGATAAGACCTTCTTGGGTGTTGTCGTTCTTAGTTACAGAAATTGTAAGAGTGTCGTTTGTTGTGATTTGTATCTTATTTACATTCGAACCAAAATAATCCCCATTAATATAAACATCGAAATTTGAAATATTCTCTGACCCTATCCAAGTCATGTCCGCAGTGAAATCAATTGAATCCGACAAACTTGTAACACCAGACACATATAAAAAATTAGATAAAAACTCTGCAGGATTCTCAGGATATTTTTTTCTTTTCGATTTGAACAACGAAGTATCCACCTCAACTACTTGTGCTAATCTAGCAATTGCTGGCTTAACCTGAAACTCTTCTTCGTCTATAAGATAACCAAGCATTGTAAAGTCATAACTTTGTACATAATATTTTCTTGAATCCATAGTCATTTGTGATTCATCAGAAATATTATTCATTATGATGGGTACGTATTGACCTTTTATAAAAGTATAAGCTTGTCTCGATGAAAATTTTTGAAGAGTAATTTTATTAAGTTGATTCAATTCCCTCATTCTATTACAAACAATTTTAACACTATAATTAATATCTACAGGTACTGGTTGTGGTATTGTATAAATGTCCATTCCTTGTTCATTACCATTCCAAGTAGGAACTGAAGCATAATAAAATTGTTTTCTATTTGGTATTGTATATTGTAATGAAGGGTTTGTTCCATACTTAACCTCGGGTTGTCTAACAACTGTAATAAATGGAGGCTCCACATTATAATCCAAGTTAACAAACGTCGCCGATTCAACATACTGTGACCAGTTTTGTGTTGTTAATATAATATCAATCATGGGAACTATCTTACCACCAGTCACAACTTGTAAGTCTCCCTTAACGAAATCCAGCATTCCTCTGTCCAAGTCAGCATGTAGTACGGACTTTGGAAGATAGGTTCCATCCTTTTTAATATATTCAAGGAGCTGTTCTCTTCTTTCAGATAAAGTTTTCTTTGGAACTAAAGGTAAAGTTGGAATAACTTGTTTGGGTAAAGGCATATTAAATTCCGTTAAATTCGTTCTCACTTACCCATGTGGCAACAATAGTTCTATAAAAAGGTTTGTACCCACCATAAGTGTGTTTATTATCTGACTTTACATATCCATCATCACTTACAACATAATATCTTACTCTATCTTCACTTTCATAATATCCAAAGTAATCACCCATGAATATATCAACCCCCAAGTCATCTAAAGTTTTTTGGTAAATACTAAATCTCATATTACCAGGCTCTTGTAATTCAACTCTTGAGTTACCAACGGTTTTGTTTGCGGGGGCCAAAACTTGAACATATCCTTTAAGTTCTACAGGTGCCAAAAATTGAATCCCGTCCTCCAATACCTCACCGTATACATCATCAGTTTTTGTTTTATATCTATCTATTCTGTAAAGGATAACTGTGAAATTCATATCACCAATTAACCACTCTTCACCCATTCCAATGTCCAAAGCATAGTCCTCACCCCCAAAAAATTTACCGAGTCTTGTTATTGGAACTAACTTTTCTGCCATTTGATTTAATTTGATTCTTATTGATAAATACCTTATTAATAATTATATTTTATTCTATATGGAAACAAAAAAACAACAAAAGATAGAATTCAAAGAAAGCCCAATCCACGGACTTGGTGTATTTGCAACTACAGACATAGAAAAAAATGAAGTCATTGAAGTGTGTCCCATATTATTTTTACCTGCAAAAAGAGGAGATACCAACTATACTTTAGTTGATTACGCATTTGAGTGGCCAAGGTCTGAACATTGGACAAACTTTGTTATTGCTTTAGGGTACGGCTCATTGTATAACCACTCCAACAACCCGAACGCAAATTGGACAAATGACGTTGAAAATAACACATTCATATTTTTTTCGACCCGAGAAATTAAAAAAGGGGAAGAAATATTCATCTGCTACGGTGACGACAGTTATTGGGCGGACGGAAGAACCCATGTTGAGGTAAAATGAGTTTAACTGAAATATCATTAGAATCAAAAGCACTATCGATACTCGAACAATATGAAGGTGCGAACAATTATATATTGGAGTTAAAAAGAAAATCTCTAATAAATAAAAAATTCTATCCAACAAGAAGTCAGTCAGAATATATAATTAATAACCACGACAAACAACCAAAGGTAGCAAAGAAGTGGGTAATCCTTGATGCTTATTTTGCACAAAAATTGGCTGACGACAAACTTTACACTAACGTTCCTGAAAAAGTTTGGGTAGAAAAACTTTTAGCTGAAAAAGACAAAGCTTATCACATTTGGGGGAAAGTTTGGGAGACAGAACAATTTTACGATTTTTGGTTACCAAAAGCATCGATTATAAAAGACAACACGGTTAAAGACGTTGTTATCGATTTCACCAAATACACAAAAAGACCTCCGCTATCACATCAAAAAGAAGCAATACAGAAGTTAGTTGAAAACAAAAAGTATATTCTTGCAGATGATATGGGATTGGGTAAGACAACATCTACAATCATAGCCGCATTAGAAACGGGGGCAAAAAAGGTTTTGATAATTTGTCCAGCGACTTTAAAAATAAACTGGAAAAGAGAAATTGAAAACTACTCCCAAAAATCAATATACATCGCAGAAGGAAAACATTTTAGTACTGAACACGACTTTGTAATAATAAACTACGACATATTAAAAAACTTCCATGACTCCAAGAAGAAAGATGACTCTCAAATTCTTGCTGCCAATTTTGATTTGGTGGTCGTTGATGAGGCACACTATATCAAAAATGCTCAAGCGCAAAGAACTAAGTTAATTAACGATATTGTAAAAAAGGTTGATAGACTTTGGTTATTAACAGGCACTCCAATGACCTCAAGACCAATAGACTACTATAATCTATTAAGTTTAGTTGACTCCCCTGTTGCCAAAAATTGGATGGCGTATGTTATCAGATATTGTAGTGGATACCAATTTAAGGTGGGTGCTCGTAAAGTTTGGAACGTAATGGGTTCTTCGAACTTGGAAGAGTTAAGAGAAAGAACATCTAACACAATTACAAGAAGACTAAAAGAAGATGTTTTAGATTTACCCGATAAGATTATAACACCAGTTTATTTGAGACTCAAATCAAAAGACTATGAAGAGTTGATGGGAGAATATTATAATTGGTATGAGAAAAACCCCGACGAGTCAAAATCCCTAACAGTTCAGTTTACCAAGTTAACAAAAGTAAGACAAGTAATAGCCAACGAGAAAATTTCTCAAACAATTGAATTAGCCGAAAACATTTTAGAGCAAGGTAAAAAAGTTATCATTTTTTGTAATTTTACTGATTCATTAAATCAGATAGTGGAACACTTTGGGAAATCTGCGGTAAAGGTTGACGGGTCAATGACCAAACAAGACAGACAATTCAGCGTTGACCAATTCCAAGAAAACGAAAAAATCAAAGTTTTTGTCGGTAACATAAAAGCGGCTGGTGTAGGTTTGACTTTAACCGCAGCTGAAGCTGTTATTATGAACGACTTATCATTTTTACCATCGGACCATTCACAAGCAGAAGACAGAGCATATAGGTTTGGTCAAAAAAATAATGTACTTGTTTATTACCCAATTTTTGAAAACACTATAGAAGCTGTTATATATGATATACTTAATAGTAAGAAACAAGTAATTGCAACCGTAATGGGAGACAACCTCGGCGGAGGGGATGTTGCAGAAGAAATTCTGAAAAGAATCAATGAACTTAGACCATAAAATTTTTAATGGATAGAATAATCAATCACCATAATGTTGAGTTGAAAATTGGTGATGAGATAAAAATTATTTCAGACAGAATATCAAACAAATTATTAGCAAACGTATCCGAAGGGGATATAATTACAATCACAAGTTTTTCAGAAGACGGAAAAATAATATATCATCACAGCACATTAGCACTACCAACTTTTAGTGATGTCTATGAAAAAATCCAAAATTGAGAAACATTAAAACACTTACGAGTTATTTATATAAAACAAATAACTCCAATACATGAAGAAAATTGAAGAAAGGATTCAACAAATTGAAAAACAAATTACCGAAAACCATATCGAAACAGAAAAACAATTGTTGATTACCGAAATGAAAAAAATTGGAATAGAAAAATTACCATATTCCTATTCAGCCCTCAAAGGATTTATCGATGCAGAAACGATGAATTTCCACTACAACAAACACTATAAGGGATATGTAGATAAATTAAATGCGGCACTCTCAAAGAAAAAACACGGAGACTTAGACTTAGAAAAAATTGTTAAAAACATTAGTCGATACGACCAAGTAGTTAGAAACAACGCAGGAGGAGCTTTCAATCACGCACTTTTTTGGAACATGTTAACCCCAACACCAAAAAAATTAACAGGGGAACTCTACAACAAAATAACCAAACAATACGGAACGTTTAATAGTTTCAAGAAAAAATTTGAAACAATCGCCAAAGAAAGATTCGGTTCGGGTTGGGTGTGGTTAGTTTTAACATCTAAGAACACGTTAAAAATTATGTCTACTCCAAACCAAGACAATCCACTGATGAATATAATTGAAGGTGGAGGTTTTCCGCTTTTAGGTTTGGATTTGTGGGAACACGCATATTATTTAAAATACAGAAACAAAAGGGACGAATATATTGCAAATTTTTGGAAAGTAGTTAATTGGGATTTTGTACAAAAATTGTATGAAATGAAAACCGAAACCAAACTATTGGAATCTGAAAATTTTCAAAAATTGTTGGTTGAATCAAAAGAACCTCAATTTTGTAATCCAAAAGAGGTATTATATTATAGGGATTTAATTAACAATTCAAAAATCAAAAAGATTTATCAAGACGGTGTAACCTACGTTCTCAAAAAGAAATTTAATCAATGGTGGGTTGAAGGTACAACAGATGAAATGTCTGGTTTCTACGGTGTAGAATCACCTGAAGGCAGGTCAATTCTGAACAATTTGAATACCAACTTTAACGCATTTTGTTTGTTAGTTAAGGCAGTTAATAAACAAATTGAAAATATTGGTAAACCTGAAAAGATGTTTCATTTTTGGAAACAAGAAAAAAGAAATCCAAAAGAAACAGCTAGATTTATAGTAGCGTTAGACCACTTCAAAGATGAAATATTCACTAAAAATAATGAAGACTTTATAAACATCATCAAGGTATTAAAAAAACTTTGGGACAGAGGTCAAAAATCTGAAAACAACGCTAATAAAAAAATTGAGGATTACTTTGAAGGTCGTGCGAAAGTCGAAAAAGTTGGGTCGCATGGCGCAAAAATGGACGCTTTCAAAGGAATTGATTTGAAAATCAATTTGGAAGGGACTGAATATTCTGCTCAAGTTAAGCCATTTTCAAATGTTGTTGTCGTTGACGATAAGATAAAATTGATGGACACAGGGAATGTAAAACATTATGATGTGGATTGGTTGATTTTTTCTAACCCAAAATCAAACAAAATACTTATATTCAAAAATGACCCAATCAGTGATAAAGACCAGTACGTTTTCAATATTGATTCGTTATTACACGAAATAGAATAAATTGAATATTTATTAAGATATGGCAGCATTACCAGAACCAGAAAGAAGTAGGATATACACGAGAATCAAACATCTCTTGGGGGCTCCACTTAGAAGTGTAGAGCTTGAGGATGAAATGATGGACTCACTTATGGAATTGTCCATTGGAGATTATGAAGAATACGTTCTTCAATGGTTGATTGATTCTCAGTGGGTTAACCTTGTAAATTTGAACATGAACGAAAAATCTGTTGCTCGTGCATTGGTTACAAGAACGATGGATTTTGAACAACAATTTTCATACGCATATTCTAAAATTGTTGGTTTACAAACCGTAGGACCATGGGTTTTGAAGAAGGATTATTTCATATTGGAGAAAAACAAACAAGATTATGAAATCCCAGCTGGTCGTGAAGTTAATGAACTTTTATGGTTTAGTAACCAACCTTGGACCGCATTTGGATTAGGTGGGGTTGGCGGATTTGGATTTGGCGGTATTGGTTTGGGAGCAAATGAAGCAGGATACGCTCAAATGGGATACCAAGGCTCTTATTTTATGATGTCTGGTTTCGATTATCTTATTAGAATGCAAGAAGCCAATATTCTGAATAGAATCTTAGGTGGTTCACTTACTTATAGAATTACAGGTTTACCTGATGGTAAAAAATTAATTCACCTGTACAATACTCCAGGAGGCAGATTCAATTGGAGTAACTACAGCCTTTATGTTGGTAAAGCGGTATGGTATTGGTATTACGATGTGGAACCTGATAGTAGAGCCGATTGTTTGAAAAACAATCCCGATATTATAAAATTACCAACTGATGTACCTATAGAAAGTTTAAGTTGGGAAGATTTGAATGTTCCTGGACAACAATGGGTAAGAAGATGGTTCACTGCTTATTGTAAAGAAACATTAGCAAGAGTCAGAGGTAAGTATAGTGGTAATTTGAAAACTCCTGATTCTGAAATTACAATGGACTATCAAAGTCTTTTGACTGAAGCTAAAGATGAAAAAACAAAATTGTTAGAAGAATTAGTTGGTGAAAACGGATGGTTATCAAGATTGAGACCTGAAAAGGTGATGGAAAGGGAAGCCTTGATTGCTGAAAACTTGAATAAACAAATGAAATTCAGAGCAATGCCTCGTCAAATTTATGTAATCTAATATGGCAATTATAAAATCTATACCATCAAAAAAGGTCATCAGTGGACACGTAATACAAACTTCAGAATTATCGGTTGTTTCTGAATTAGATTACCGTACCAATGGTGAATTTTGTATTATTGTAAAAGGGATTCCCGAGTCTTATCTAGTTTTAGATTCAAGAACCACCGACCATGTTGTTGTTAAAGCCTTAACCAAAGTCACTGTGAGACCAGATAATGGTAGAATTGATGAAGAATGGGACGAAATTGTTTTAGACAAATTTGCATGTGTTGAGTTCCAATACGTTAGCGGTAACTGGTATATACTTTCATCAGACGGTCTCAAGCAATCCTAATTTTTTCTCCCAACCTTGTTCGGCAAAGTCATAAATATAATCAGGCTTTACCCCTCTTTTTTCCCAATATTTCAATTCAGCATCTGTAATTTGTAGTACATCTTCTTCCAATTTATCCTGGTCACCATCTTCAAAGGGCATTCCGTTGATTAATTCACATTGTTCAGATGTAAATATTCCCCTATCAGCAGGGTCTGTAACTAATAATTGGTCTCTTACATCTTGTTTGAAACATACAAGAAGAGGTTCAATTCTTTTATTGAATGTAACAATTGCTCTTGGCACGTTATATTCACCAGTCATGTCTGGATTATTCTCCAATATATTTGCATCCAACATATAGCAATTTATTTGTACACCGTCACCTTTTTTCTGAACATCCCCGTGTGACGCTTTTATACCATTATTTACGTACATGATAACATCTCCCAAATTAACACCGATGCCAGCCTGTAGCGCTAACTCCATATGAGCCATACGAGACATTTGATTACCCGCTTTTGTTTTTTGAGTAAGCCTTTTTACGTAATCATCCATGGTCAACTTTACCTTTGCTCTTTGTGCAATTTTAGATAAAGCAATTTTTTGGTCAAAAATCTTTTGAACATATTCATAATAATATTCAATGAATTCTTTACCCTGACCATTCAATAACAATTTTACTCCCTTATCCAAAAATTCTTCAATATATAATGGAAGTTTTTTTGACTTGATGGAATTGCCAGTCAACTTTATCTTTCCTTTGGCATCCATCACTGCGTAATTTTTTCTGGCAAGGTTGATACATGAAGGCCAAACACCATCTGTGTCCAAAGCCATCTCTCCTCTCATGAATATATCATTATACTCGGCCACATCGGCTTCAGGTCCTTTGTAAACTTTACCCGCTTTTACTTTCCAATTCAAACCACGACCAACATAATAATGACTTTCCGCGTCATCGGGACTTGAAAAGTTTACACCATCCGTATCCATTACAAGTGGAACGTAACCCTTGGACATGAAAAACTTAATCATCTGACGGAGATATTGTCTTCCCGTACAAGTAATCTGTTCTCCCATGTACATATCCCCCCACGCAAATACTTGAGGTGCCGATAAGGCACCAAACATTGAGTTGATGAATATCTTGATTGGTAATTGTTTGTTAGAGTATGAAGCAGATTTTTGAGGGTCTGACTTTTCAAATTCTTCCGCAAGTTGTTTGTATCTAATACGAGTATCACGGAAATACTTTAACATACCTTTCATTGCACCAGTAACATCACAATCAGGGAAAACATCATGTACAAGTTGAATAGAGGGGTATAGAGACGAGAAGTCAAGCTTGAGTACGTTCTTACTATAACCAACCTTAAGTAGTCGAGAAAGACCTCCTACGAAGTCTGTCTTTGATTGTTTTGCAGGTATCGCGAGATTGTGTTTGTAGGACCACGCAAGCATAAGCATTTTCCAAAGTGTTGCTGTACCCATAGTTGATACCCTTTCATAAGTTGTTGGAATCATTGAAGCCAACAAGAAAGAAGCTTGGTTAAATTCTTTATCAACGGCCAAAGTTTCTTCTAAGTCATCGTCAAGGTACCTTTCAACTAAATTGTCCCCCGTAGTTTTGATATATACACCAGGAAATTTTAAATCCAAATTTTGGTACTCAGATGCTTTTTTGTATTTACCGTTCTGTGTATTCAACCAATACTCATCCTTAGCCGCATATAATTTACCAATATCCGTATGTTCAATGTAAACACGGTCAGGTGCCTCTTTACCAATATATTTTGTAATATACTTAAGACCCGCCGCTTTGATGTTTGAATTAATTGCCTGTGCTCTACGGACGGCATGGATGATATCAATAACATTGTATCCCCAAATTGATGTTTGAAGAAAATCCTCAACTTCATTAGCTAGTTTTAATATCGTATCTTTTCTCGTGTATGAATGTTGGGGGTGAAGGGACTTTACCGCTTTACGCATATCAATCCCAAGCCTTTGTGCTCTCTCAAACAACCAATGCCAATCAAAGTTTGCCGAATTATACCCTCCTATTATTGATGGTTTTAATTGGTCGATTACATTGAAAAACTCTAGTATGGCACCTTTTTCTTGGTCTTCGTCTAAACATTCAATCACCCTATGATATCCTTTATTGGTTTTGATTCCAATCATGAATATTCTACCGTCTTTGGGGTCAAGAGCATTTGTTTCCAAGTCAAATACAAGACGAGTCACGTCGTCATAATCAGTGAAACCTTTGAATAACCTTTTTTCTTTGGAAACCAAATATTGTTCGACGGGAGGTAGAATTTGGATTTTATCTTTAGCTTTATCTCCCCAAGGGTCGCACCCACCATCTCTAAAAAATTGGATGAGCTCACGATATCCTTTCAAAGACTTGACTATATAAGTCAGTCCATTTTTTAATCTTTCATTATCCATAGTCTCCAACTTTTCGATAACAATTCCATATTTGTTCATGGCTTCTTTTTGAGCCATCTTGGAATCATTATAAAAGTTTAGACCTCTTAAGTCACCAACCCATGCAAATGGTATGAATGTGTCTTTTCGGATTTCTTTTCCTTTACCAGGAATTTCTTTGATTTTGAAAATTGAGTTCGATACGTAGTCGAACTCGATTGCAACTATAAATTCTTCGGGGTCGTTTCCAAGTAGGAACGACTCAATTTCATCGTAACTGTACATATTTTTAGACGAGTGGTTTATTGGCTTTCACACTATCGTGAAGTTTACCTTCTCATTCATCTATAAATATAAAAAAAACTATTTGATGGTCAAATTAACAACACGCAGTTTCAGAAATAAAACTGTCTTGAATATTGATATAAAGTTCTTCTCTGATAGGGAGAATTAAGTTCCCTTCGTCATTTTTGATTAAAAACTGGCCTTGATACCTCCCAACAGAATCGGTATCTCTCGAAGTAAATTTAAAATATATGTAATACTCTGCAGGTGCACCTGGGTCCAAAATCAAATTCACAATTTCACAAGGAGCCGAAACAATTTTAGGTATGCCTGTTTCGACCTCTACCATTGTAAAAAAAATGGTTGAAACTTCTAAGGCTTCCATAAATTGGATGTAACCTGCTCTACCATCTTTTACAACTTGCATTTTGAGAACAGGAAGAGTGGCGTTTTTTTTGATGTAAAATTCCATAACAATAAATATATTGTTATGACTCTTTACGAAGTTTACCATCATAATGCTCAAATCTGTCGTGTTCAGTTGGAGTCATCAATAATAAACCTGGATGTAATTCCCCTTTTTTAACAAGTTGGTACATGTGACTCATCCAAGTTTGTTCGAAAGGATGTGCCCAAGTAACGTCTAAAAACATTTTCTTGTTTCCTGGTTTTGAGACAATTTGTGGCCAATTACAATAGTAAACTTCACCCGTTGCATATGGAACACCTCTGTGTGCTAAAATTTTATCGAAAGTGGTTTTGGGTGCATTTGGGTCTAACCCAATTTGAGGTAGTCTAGGTTTTCCTGGCCAAAATTCATCTCTGATGTTTTGGGGTACATTATACCACGACCATTGAGTACCGTTATCACCATAAAATTCAGAATAATTCATTTTAAGAAAATCAAAATTTTCTTTTTGCATTATTTCCAAAGACTTAACATATAAATTTTCTACGTATCTCATGAAACCATTTCTACACGTTGTTCCCTCGTTGGGATAGAAGAACATATCATCCTCGAAGAATAGGTAGAAATCTAAATCAGTTTTTTCGAAATGTTCCGCGATAAATTGTCTACCACCACAAATCCCCAAGTTACCCTCCACAGGAACTATGTGTTCAAAGTCAAACTCCTCACACAAATCTTTATATTGATTATATGTTGAAATATCTGTAGAGTTATCTAACAAAAACTTTTTTGTTTTGTTAATATAATCTTTATCGTAAGCTATCATAGAATCAATTAGAGTTCTGAATTGATTGGGGCTATTGAATGTTATCACATACAAACCCACCTTGCTAGAGTCTAAATTATGTGAAACCTTTACTGTGTTTTCATTTTTTACTTGTAATCTATCTTCCTTTAAATCCTCAAAAAATTTACCAAGCAAACCATTACCCTCAATTTCAAAATAATTAATAATGTCGGAGTGTTTATAGGTCATTATACTAAAAATGGACTCTTCTGTACCCATATAACCTTCTGATAAAGAAGTGTTCATCAACCCATAATAAATTGAATTTATTTCAGAGATTGTGTGTTTCGGACCTCCAAAAAACCCTCCTCTTGCTACTTTGGTTACTTTAGCACCTGATAATTCGTTCAACCTGTTATATTCAAATCCATGAATTTCTGTGTTAGCATCATAGGGAAAACATACAAATGTAAATTTGGAAATGTATTTGTCTAACTTATCTAAGACTTTATCATGAGTGAAATATCCAGGATGAACTGTATTAGTTAAACCCCCATCTATCCAAAACAAATATTCTGAATTGAACTTGTCCATAATTTTGGCATCATGTAACAAGTATACTTTGGACATAACCAATGGATTATAATTTTCCAATCGAGCTTGGGTTGATTCTTTCAACCAACCAACTTGATTATACCACTCAGGGTTAGTCCTAATTTTTTGTATCATGTTGAAAAATTCGGAACCTGTAAACCAAGATAAATCCCTTCTTATAAATTGGGTGTTGGATATATCTCTCCTTGCATAAACAAACTTTTCCAGTTCTTCGTCACCGTATATAATTAGATTTGTATCAACCTCTAATAAACTTTCAAATTTGTCTAAGTAATGTTGATAGCTTCTTGACCAACCTTCGGTCAAATCAGACCTTCCAATATCCCAAATTCCTGTTACTAATGTAATCTTACTCATAAATGTTATTTAATTCTTCAAGTATTCTATAAAAACTTTTATTTTGTTCAAATAATTGTGGAGAAACTCCCTGTGGGGCATTATCGGGACACCACCAAATATCAAAATGTTTCCTTGCAAAAAGTTCATTATGATTTACATGCATCAAACTCATAATCAATTCTTCGTGAGGAAGACCCTCGTCTTCTGTAAGGATATTGCTCATATAAGTTTCAAAAAGGTTAACAATCTCACCCCACTTCTCTTTCTTACCCCCAAACATTCCACCAATGATGTGAATTGACCTATCGTAATTTGTATACCATTTTGGATTAACGGTTTGAGACCAAAAATTCCTTTCATTTTCTTTTCCAATCAAGAAAAATTTGTCCCCCGTAAAATTTATAAGATTTTGTAAAAAATTGTTATTGAATAGGTTACTTTCATAAAAACTTTTCATGTAACTACTTTGGTCTAAGTATTTCACAGGTATCAGGCCGCAATGGGATAAACCCGCATCAATCCAATAATAATTTTCATAAGAACCGTCTTCATTATACCACCAAGCAAATTTTGAATATTGGATTTCAATACATCTGTCCCCTTTTTTTATAAAATCAACATCTTTACGAGAATTTATCAAGTCTTTATATTTGCAATTCCAAATATCATAAACAACAAACTTTAGTTGAGATTCAGAAACTTGATTGTCCCTGTAGAAAAATTCTTCCAATGATTGTAATTCTGTTTCAGAAGTATAACAAACAAAATCAGCATCAGTAATTTTCAATAAAGAAAGAAGGCTTAATCTATAATGATTATATCTTCCAGGTCTACCCCCAAGTTCAGTACCGTATAAGTCTGTATAAATACAAGTTATAAATTTAGTTTTTTTCATCTAAAAATTCTTTTACATAATTAATAAAAATAGATTGCGCTTCGGGTAGCCTTATTTGAAAACAATGAAAAGTTTTATTATCAAATGAGGTACCATTACCATATTCAAAAGCTTTGTAACGGTCATTACCTGCATATTTCCATTTTGGTTCTATTACACTAATAGGATAACTTAAGATTTGTTTATTACCTATTCTCAAATTTTCTTTAACGAAAACTTCACCGCAGTCAGCCTCTTTATGGTTCCCATTTTCGTCTGGATAATACATCCCTTCGAAATTTTTATGTGGAGATTTATCATAAAGTTTTCTTGTAAAAGAAACAAAGCTTGGTGCTGCATAAGGGTACGCGTTAGATACTTGAGCATTTCCGTATATTGTGGTATCATCAACTAAATCTATTACAGTTTGAAAAACTTTCCTATCTGTTGGGATACAGTCTACATCAAATAACGTGACTATGTCCCAATCATTGTTGTCCAAAAATGATTTAATTGCGGCGCCATGAGTCCCTTCAAATTCGTGTTGAATTAATTCTACTTCAATTTTATCAAACACTTTCTTCTGTAGTAATTTGATTTCGGGATTCAAATTTTTGTGGTAAAATGAAACTATTTGGTGATTCATTAATATTCAGTTTGTATCCAAGTTTCAGGTATCAAATCTTTCGTATCTAAATTTGAATATGAGAGACCGAACCATTGTTTATAGCTTGGTGAGTAAACCTTCTTGTTTTTATTTTTGTTTAACCAAGCGGCCCACCAACTGTATGTTGAATTACCAATCACATTATCTTTAGCTAAAGACATGAGAACAAAGGAATTCAAATCGTCATTAAAATTAAATTGTGGAAATATAAATTTATCTCCTACAAAGTTTTGTTTAACCCATTCTACATCATCACTAAAAACATAAATGTTATTATAATCTTGTGAAATTCCTTCTAATATTTTCATATAATATGATATTGGAACTACAGGGTGATGGTTTGGTTGTCCTACATAATCCCCCCTTCTGATATGAATAGTCAAGGAATCCTTGATAGTTGGATATTTTTCAAAACACAGATTTATAACATCCTTTTTGAATTTAAATTGATTTCTGATTAAGTCTTCGCAATGTTTAAAAAAATTTTCAGATTGAAAATAACCAACAAGCTCTACGTC